CCACCACCACCGCCGCCGCCGCCGCCTCCGGACGAGCCGCCGCCTATGGACGTCTGGCCGCCGTTCGGCCCGTACGGAGCTCCTGCGGGCCCAGCGATGCGTGGCCCGATGGCGTGGCCGCCGGACAGTCCCGGAGGGCTCGCGCCGCTGGAGGAGGTCGTTCCGATGGCATGGCCGGTGCCGGGCGTGGTTGTGCCGCCGACGGGCTGGCCGTTGATGGTGCCCGGGTTCCAGCCAGCCACTTTGGATGGAGAGCTGTGACGCGAGGCGCTGCTGGGCCACCAGGTTGACGCGCCTTCCGGCGGGGAGCTGCCGCCCGTGGCCTTTTTCGAGAAGTCCTCCAACGCCGAGATGAGGTTCTTCTCGGTCCGCGTGTTCTCTTCTAGAGCCTTGGTCAGCGGGTTTACTCCGAGGACGACGGCACTCGGCATCGAGCCGCGACCGGGTTCGACTTCGCTAGCCATTCCGTCTCCTCTCCACTTCCCAAAGGGCTCTGCGAGCCCAGTGCGTCCGCTCCCGGACGCTTAGTTGTTTTAGCTCCGTCAGGCTCCATGAGGGATAGACGGTCGATAAGAGCTCGTAGCAGCGGAAGGCGCCCGCATAGTCAGAGTCCAAGAAACAGATCACCCCATCCAAGGGGCAGCTTGATCACCGTCCCGCAAGGGTCGTGGGCGAACTCGATCTGATCGAAGCGCGGCCCCGGCGCGTTGTCGTAGAGGTACTTGAGGATGTTCTTCCGGTCCGCGAGACCGAGCTTCCTGACGATCCCTGTCACTCTGGCTCCGCCGGGTTCTCCGACAGAGACGCCGTCGTATGTGACGATGCAGCGGGAGAGAAGCGTCGTGTTGCTCTGCGCGACCGTCGCCTCCAGGTCGGAGTAGATCGCCCGCTGGTCCCCGCCGTTCACGAACCTGACTTCGACGTGATGGTTGTTGCGCAGCTCGATCCGCCGGACGATGTCATCGGGATCCTCCAGCTTCACGCGGGGCACGGCATTGAGGTCGACGGCGAGATCTGACTTGTCGCCGCACGTGCCGCAGGTGAATCCCTCGATCGTCAGCGTGGACCCGAATGTCGCCCTCCGAATGCCGAGGATGAGATCCTCCCGGTCGCCGACCAGAAGTTCATCGCCGATTTCCTTCGTCATGGGAACGCCGCCGATGTTCACAGTTCCACGTGAAACCAGCGCGTCCATAAAACGAACCCAATGCGAGCCGACCTTGGCGATATGTTCCTCGTCCTCGCCGGTCAGCTCCCGCACCTCCGCATCGCGCAGCAGGACACCGTCCCGCTTGATGCCGTGCGCCAGCGTGACGACGCAGTCCGGCGGATCGGGGATCTCAGGACGGACCCCCATCGCCGCGTCGATCATTGCCTGCGATGCCTTTGACGTCCCCTCCGGGTCTTCCACGGTGTTCTGCGATGTGGTTCCCAGCGTGTCGAAGTCCGCGTCGAGCTGAAGAGTGCGCGCCATTTCTTGTCCTTTTTCCTATCCATCAAACAATTAGAGAACAGCGGGGAACTTAGGTCCGGACTGCTTCGCAACCCTGAATTCATATCCCTCATGCGCAAGGGTAAGCTGCTGAAGCATAATTCCATTCGCACCGGCGTCGAGGTCGCCGAACGCGATACTCGTGGGCCAGCAATTGAATATTCTCCAGGCGGCCTTAACCGTTGCAACGTTCTTTGTGACGGGGTGATCGATCAGCAGAATGTCCATCTTGCAGCGAAAGTCGGTCGAAGTATCCGAGCCGCCGGTTCCTTGCTGCACCATGAAAATGCGATTAATCCAATCGTGAATAGCCTGGTCACCGCAGACAAGTCCGCGAGAAAGCGTGATCGGACTAAAATCGGACTGACCTGGCATTTTTTGGGTAGTCGTGTTGTAGCCGCCAGTGCGATAGACGATAACGTCAGTCGTCATGGAAAGCCCGGACACGGACATAAATCCAAACTGTGCTGGAGACGACAATAGATCGTTGTAGATGTTGACCTGAAACTTGAAATTACGGAGGGGATCCGTTTTGATGCTCGCCAGGGACGGGACCTGGGCGACTGTCGGTGTTGCGACGACATCGGACATTGAATATCACCTTCTATGGAGTGGTAGTCGCGGAATTGATGGATGTCTGCCCCGCGTACTGACCGATCTCGATGATGATGAATTCAGCAGGGCTCGCCAGCGCGACGCCGACAGTGATGTGCACCTCTCCCTGCGCCACAAGATCCGGGGGGTTGTTGGTGTCGTCGCACTGCACAAAGAAGGCGTCCGAAGGAAGCGCAGCCGCCAGCATCCCCGTCTGCGCCATCGCCTCAAGCCTGGAAGTGCAGATCGCGTCGAGAGCAGCCCACAGGTCCGGACCGTTAGGCCGGAAGACCGCGAATGCCGTCGCCTGGGTGAGAACCTGATCGATGTACATCAGCATCCGGCGCACCGGGATATAGCGGTCGGGGAAACCCGGCTTCAGCGTTCGGCCGCCCATGATGCAGAGGCCGACCTGGGACTGCGTGCGGATGATGTTCACGCCAGCCTGGTTGAGCTGGTCGAGCTGATCGTTGGTGAATGTGTGCTCGACATCCAGGACATTCAGCAGCGGGAAATTTGTGCCCGCCGCGACCTGTTGCGGACCGAAATTGGTGTCGGCGGTGATGTACCTGCCGAGGACGGAGCCTCCCGGAGGCAGTAGCCGCATGGAAGACCGGGACGATCCGGCGGGGTCGCTCACCTCAAGCCAGGGGCCGTACAGGGCGCAATAGGAGGACGTGGAGAACTGCGCGCTGCCGGACGTCGACCCGGGGACAAGCGCGAGGTACTGCGACGTAGCCTGTGCCGAATCAAGTGCGTCCGTGCGCGGAACGTCGATGACGACGAATGCGTTCTTCCGCGTCTCAGCCCACGACAGGACGGCATTGATGGTCGTCGCGTCGCTGACGCCGGGCAGGTTGACATTCAGGATGGCGGTGACCGTGTCGAGGCCCTTGATGGTGTCCGCCAGGTTGACGGGCTGCGAGCCGTCAAAGCCGCCGGACAGCGGCGTGCCGATCTGCTCCGCCGGATACCACGCGTCGGAGACGGGGCCCGTCATGAGGTTGGCCGTCGTGACGAACTGCGATCCGTTCCCGGCGGCGTTCATCACGGAGATGACGTAGCGGGAGTCGGCCGGATTCAGCGACATGTCCTGGAACCGCTCGACAATGCCCGCGTCAGACGAGTCGCCCACCTTGACGTAGATGTGGAATCGGCCAGCGGTCCACGACGGGCGCACATCGATGTAGACCGTGTTGCCGAACCCGCCGGGGGCCTTCGAGGTGAAAGACAGGCAGTCGACTGCGATGGTCGGGTCAGGAGGCGTAGTCGTCGTCAGCGGAAGGGACGCGGCGGTCTCACCGATGTTGTTGACCGCTGTGACCGTGTAGGTGTAAGTGTTGCTGGCCAGCAGCGGGGAGTCGACGAAGGTCGTCCCTTCGCCGGGGCCCGGAGACACCAGGACGGCGATGGCCGACCCCAGCGCCCTGTAGACGTTGTAGTAGTTGGTGTTGGGGACCGGATCCCAGGCGATGCCGATGGCGAAGGGCTCCGGAGGACCGATGAGCCTCAGGTTCGCCGGAGGGTTCGGCGGGATGGAGGTGTACGTGCCGGTGCCCACAGTGCCGCCCGAGCCGCCGGACCCGCCGGAGCCACCGAAGCCGCCGGAGCCGAAGCCGCCGGAGCCGAAGGAGCCTCCCGGCGCGAGAGGGCGGTTCTGAATGGTGAGGCTCGCGGTGGAGGCGTCACTCGGGATACCTCGAAGAACATAGGCTCGCTTTCCGCCGTTCGCGAAGAACTGGTAGACGGAGAACGGAAGGTATGACGTCCCGTCGCCGAATCCCCTGTAATAGGTCAGGAAGTCGGACCAGGAGTTGATGAGCGTCGGGCTCGAAGGACCGGCCGAACACGTTCCCACGAAAGCCGCGACCGCCTCCCCGCTGCTGATCGTCGGTGTCGGAAGTGGGTTGAGTGTCTCCTTGACAAAAACCCCGGGCCGCAGATAGTCGCCCATTTACACTCCTCAAGAAATAGGCTGGCCAGTCGGCAGCCACTCGTAGTCGAAAAGGACCTTCAACACAGGCGGCAGCGTCTCGATTTCTTTGAGGAAGATCTCCGAGGAGACGAGGACCGCATACGAAGCGACACAGATCCGCTTGCCGCTGGAGTCTTTCGTCTCGCTGTATTCGGGGCCGCCCAGGATGTCGAGCCGCCGGACAGTGCCGTCCTGCGGGATGGCCAGGAAGCCGAGACGCGGGGGAAGCCGATCGAACCCCATCAACTGATTTGTCAGCTGAATGAGGTGCTGTTGCTTGCGCGTGAAGATTTCTATGCCGTAGTTGATGTTCACCGGGATCGGAGTCTCGGTGGTGTACGGCGAGGCGTTGGGATCGGTCATCGGCTCCCAGTGCGCATATCCCTCCGGGGCGTAATTCATCCGGACTGTCCCCCGCGATTCCCTCTCCGGATCCCTCGCGATACTCGTGTGGGATATGAGGGCAAGCGGAAACGTCGTATCGGAGAACTCATACTCCGGATTCCGGAAGCGGACAGTCACGCGTCGGCCGTTGGCACGGTCGGAGGTGGCATCGGAAACCGTGAGACCCTGAAGCTTCAACTTCAAGGCGTCATCTTCATTCTGAAGAAAAGGCACGGCGGTCTCCGATATAGGCAGATGTGACTATCGCACTCCCAGAATCCCATGAGATATGTTCAACCTGTTAAGAATCAGTCGCCGAACCATGTCCACGTCGGCGCGCTGCTATAGGTCAGCGTGATTGTCTGCCCGGCCGGAACGCGGAAAGGCCCGCTGGTGGCCCCTGTGGTCGTGCCGCCGATCGCGACGACCGTGACAGTTCCTCCGGTGACAAATACCGTCGCGTCGACTCCGTACTTGTTGGTGTACGCGGTGGTCGAAGACGGCACTGACGGAGGACCCAGAGGACCGACAGGGTTGTAGCCGATGTTGTTGGCGATCTTGTTCGTCGACCCGGCGTTCTGGGAGATGACTCCGCTGGTGCCTGCGGTGAAGTTGTTGTTGCTGATGATGTTCCCGCTGTACGGGCCGCCGGGCTCCCTGACGCAGTAGGTGTACTGTGCCGCGCCGTTTGAGGTGTCGAAGATGTTGCCGATGATCGAGGTATTGCTTGCGCCGAGCTGGATGGCGGGGCTTCCCGCGTTGGCCGACCCGGCGTTGCCGATCTGGTTGCCTTCGATGAGGGTGTTGCCGGACTGGCAGTTGATCGCCTGATAGCGGCACTGGTCGAAACGGTTTCCGATGATCCGGTTCGGGCCCGAGTTCGAGATGCGGATTGCTTCTGTCGTGTAGGTGCCCGACTTGCCGAAAACATTCCCGATGACGGTCGCGTACCCTCCGGAAAGTCGCAGGTGCATCGCGACCGTATCCGGGGAGGAGAAGACCGGCTGTGCCGCCGCTAGCGCGGAGTTGGCCTGGCTGAAGTTGTTGTAGGCGTAGACGTTCGCCTCGGAGGCCACCTGCATGATTCCGGCGGCCCCGTTGTTGAAGAGGCAGTTCTCGATCAGGTTGTTGTAGGAGAAGTTCGGGCTGTTGTCCCCGTCGAGGAGAATGCTCCAGTTCTTGGCGGCGTTGACGTACACGTCGCGGATGTGGGACCAGCGGATGCCGTACCAGTGGATGCCGTTGCCCGCTCCGGCGACATTCGACGTCATATTCGAGCAGTCGATCTCCAGCGATTCGACGCCGATGTAGTAGTGCGCGTAGCCTGCGGTGCCCGACGAGCCGGGAATCGGAGTGGACACCGCGTCGAATGTCGCGCCGGAGATGGGCTTGATAATCGTCGCACCCTTGCCGTCTCCCCGAAGAATGATGTTGTCGCCGGGGATGACGATCGACGCCGCCGTGGCGTAAGTCCCTGCGGGCAGATAGACGACCCCACCACCGGCAGCATTCGCAGCCGTCAGCGCAGCGTTGATCGCGGCATCGTCATGGGTCACGCCGTCGCCGACTGCCCCGTACGGAGCGGCCTTGACGTTGTAGTAGGCGGTGATGCCCGGGACGAGGGCCGACGCCAGGCGGTAGCGGGTGTCCGTCTGCGACAGCGGAAGATCATTGCTTACCACGTACCAGATCGCGCCCGTGGACCGGTACTGCAAAAGAACGCCCTGGGCCAGGAGCGGGAGGGAGAGGCTCGTTGCCCCGCCGGAGTTGTTGAAGACGTCCGATCCGGCCGCGTTCACCGTGACGGCGTTGGTGCTGCCCTGAATGACGTGCTTGACGCCGACCACGGTCTTGTCGGCGGGCGCGTTCGGGAGGGTGATCGTCACCGCCCCGCCGAGAGTGCTCACCGGAACGAGGTCCCCGGCCGAGGCCGTGTAGTTCGCGGTCTTGACCGCCGTGGGCACGAGCTGCTGCGCGGCTCCCACGCTCGCGGGGGTCGGAGCGGCCGGAGTGCCGTGGGTGTGGTCGGAGTGCGCGACGCTGGCGGCTGAGCCATCGGATGCGGACAGCCCGAAGGAGGTCTGTGCGACCGCAGACCCGAAAGCCTCGCGCCCGTGGACGTGGTCCGCCCGCGCCGCGCTCGAAGAGGCGCCAGCGGCGTTCGTGTCGCCGACCGCTGACGGAGCCGGGGCGTCAAGGCCGGTGGGCACGCCGGAAGGGAGCTGGCCCGTGGGAAGGCGCGAGCCGGAATCCAGGGTTGCCACGCCGCTCGCGGCGCCCTTCTGCGAGGTCGGGATCTTGGCCGCCAGGTCGGAGACGAGATTGGTGACGTCCGACTCGGCGATGGCCGCGAAGGCGGTGACATAGTCGCCGCCGGAAGTCTTCTTCAGGAAGGACCCCGTGGCGCCACCGGCAGGAACACCGGGGCCCGTCGCACCCGTCGCGCCGGTCGCACCCGCAGGGCCGACAATGGACACGCCGGTAGGCCACACGCCGCCGGACTTCGGCCCGAAAATCGTGTTGCTCGTCGTGTTGATGTAGAAGTCGCCGGTATTGCCGACGCCGGATCCGGGATTGGAGGAGCCGTTGAGAACAGTGCTCCCGTTGGTGCCCGGAGATCCCGACGCGGCGATGAGGACCCAGACGTTGTCCGTACCGGGAATCTCGTCGGACGTCGCCGATGCGCCAGCCATCCAACTAGAGCCGAGATGGGTGACGATCGCCCCGGCGGGATATCCCGTCGCGCTCCAAGCGCCATGGAAACTGTTGATGAAAAGGCCGTCGTCGCCCCGCGTCAGGAAAGGCACCCACGCCGAGGAACCCGCGTCGTAGCGGATGTACGCGTGCGATGTCGTGATGAAAGCGAGCTGCCCGTCAGTCGGACTCGCGATCTCCGAGCCGGAGCTGGTGACAGGAGTCACCGACCTCTTGATGAGCGCCTTGGACGTGTCTGAAAGGTTGGTCCAGGTCGCGAGGATCGCGGTGTTCTGAGCCGTCACCGTGGCGATAAGCGGCTCGTCCCAGTTGGGTTGTCCGTGGACCGGCGGTGACGGGATGACCGGGGGAGTGGGCGGAGGAGGGAAAGTCATGTTAAATCAGCCACCATTTCCACGTCGGCGCCGAGCTGTATGTGAGGGTGATCGTTTTGCCGGTTCCGACCGGAATCAGGCCTGAAGTAAGACCGGTCGCGACGCCGTCAACCGCAATAGCGGAGACCGTGCCGCCGGTCACGACGACATATGCGTCCCGCCAGAACGGGTTTGTGAGGGCCACGGTCGTCGCTGGCACCGCAGGGAACGCGACGTTCCCCGTCTTCTGGTCGCGGTTGACGATGCGGACATAGGTAGTGCCAGTGTTGGCGTTGGCCTCGTACGGGTGCACGCCGTTCATCGCGTCATTCAGCGAACCGCCGTCAGAGCCGTTCGAGCCGATGTAGATAGTGCCTGTCGCGGGAGAGGAGCAGGCGTCGGTGAAGATAGGTCCGGAGCCCCATTCGATATCCAGGAGCATGATGTCCAGCTTGCCGGTGCTGCCCGCGATCTCGACGATCTTGTTGCAGTTCTCGATACTCGCATAGGTGATGACGTTCGAATGCGGGAAGCCGGACGTCGACCAGCAGATGAGGCCGAGGAAACAGTTCACGAGCCGGACGACATCTGCCTTCAGGTGCTCGTAGATGATGAGGCCGTAGGTGAATCCCTCGCACGAGTACTGGCCGATGTCGCACCTGTCGTTGTTGGTGACGACCGGCAGAGCCAGGCCGAAACCCCACGTCGCGGTAGGGATCGGCGGAGAGCCCGTCACGGTCTGGGACGCGAGACAGGTCAAATCCTTGACGTCAGCCTCCGCCACGCAGCGGAGATCGACCCCGCAAACGTTCTGGTTCGCCGGGACCTCGATCGTGAGGCCCTCGATGACCACCAGGACGTTGCTCCAGCCGACGAAGCCGCCGCTGGCCGGTGCCGCCGGGGGTGAGCCCGCGAAGTGCGTCGTGGGGCCTCCGAGAACCGACACCTCGCCATTGGCGGGAATCGAACCGCCGCCGTTGTAGTCGGTCCGCAGGACCGTGCCCGCCCGCTGCGGAGACGTCGCCTGAAGCCAGTGGTAAAGGCCCGAAGCCTGCCGAGAAGCCCCCGTGAATTTGGCCGTGATCTTTTTCGCCGTCTGGTCCTGGAAAGGAATGGGCAGGAGCGCGTTGCCATAGGTGCTTCCCCCGGATATCGGAGTGCTGCCGACGTAGTACGTCTTGGACTTGAAGACGATCTCGTACAGGCCGTTGTTGGCAACCGCGTAGGCATGGGCCGCCGTGATGCAGGCGTTGATAGCTGCGGAGTCATCGGTGACGTTGTCGCCGACCGCGCCGTAAGCCTCCGGCGAGAACTGCCAGGGCTGTAGCGCCGCCCCTGCCGGACCGATGAGCGAGGTGCCGGAGCCGGGCCAGGACCCGGACGCCTTCGGGCCGAAAAGGACAGACGTCGAGGTATTCAGGAAGAAATCCCCGTTGACGCCCTGCGTCGTAGGATCCGAAGTCCCGTGGAGAATCGTGTTTCCGCTCGCGCCCGTGGACCCTGTAGAACCCGCCGGACCGACGAGGCTCACGCCGCTGCCCGGCCAAGCTCCACTCGCCTTCGGGCCGAAAAGCGTGTTCGTGCTCGTATTCAGATAGAAATCGCCGTTGTTGCCGACGCCGGACGACGGGTTCGAAGTGCCATTGAGGATGCTCGCACCGGGCGTACCGGCGGAGGCGACGACAGCCCACACGGAGGCGACTCCGGGAACGTCACCGGTCTGCGTGACGGCGGTCGCCATCCACGTGCCGCCGGAATGGGAGACGAGGGCGCCGGAGGAGTAGACGCCAGAGACCCACGGACCTCGGAAGGAGTTCTGAAAAGTGCCGTCAGCCCCCTGCGAGAGGAACGACACCCATGCAGTCGAGCCCGCGTCGTACCGCATGTAGGTATGCGAGGAGCGGACGAAACACACTTGCCCGTCGACCGGATTGGAGATCTCGGTAGGGCTGGCCTGTACAGGGGTAATGCCGCGAAGCCCGATGGCCGTAGCCGAGTCGTAGATGTTCGTCCACGCCGAATTGATGGCACTTGCCATCGCGTCGAGCTTGTCGTTGAGGGGAGCGTCCCAGTTCATGACCCCCTTGTTGGGATCCGCTGGGATTATCGGCGGCGCCGAGGGCGGCGGGAACGTCATAGTCTAGCCTCCAAAATATCCGGACCCGTAGCTCTCGGTTCCGTACGTGGTATTGACCCAGTTGATGTGCTGCGTCGGGTCGACCAGATATTGGCTAAACTGCGGATCATCCACCAGCTCGTCATTTTTTATCTGTGCAGCCGTGATCGATACAATAATATCTCTGCGGCGGATTTGACCGAGAACACGGCACTCTTGTATTCCGAAAAGCTTGTTGTCGTACGCCACACGGTCACGCTGGTAGTTGCCGGTCTCCAGGTCCATGACAGTGAGTCCGCACTTCTGCAACTGGCGGAACTCCGCGACTACATGCAGCGAGTCGACCTGATACAGGCCGGAGTCTCGCGGCTCGGTGTTCGCCCCCTGCATTCGCGTGCAGTGGATCGCCGGGATATCCCAGGGGCCGTAGAAGACGCGGCCCACGCCGGAGCCCTCGTCGTAGGTGTCGTGGATGTGGGACTCTTCGTAGTCGAACCGCCACCATATGACGGAGTCGCCGACAGCCCTCTGCCAGCCGCGCAGGCCGCGATGAATGAGGGTCGTCTCAGCGTTGGCGTTGAACCTGCCCGTTTTCCAATCCAACCGGCTCCACATCACACACCCCATCCCGAAGGCCAAGCGGGCGAAGGGATACCGGACTGGTCGGCGTCCCTGGCGTCGATCGGCGGGAGGATTCTTTGCGGCAGCGCGGCGTCGTCGTACTCGCGGTCCTTGAAGACGGGCACGAGGCGATTTGTGAAGCGGGACACGCGGCGAAGGCGCAAGACCTCGATACGGTAAAGCCCGATATTGAGCTGAGCGCAGATGTCTTTGTACCGGTCCTGGAGCTCGCCTTGGAGCGCCATGAGCTGCCGGAAGCGCTGGGTGCGCGGTACGAAGGTCTCCGAGGAGTTGATGTCGATGTCCGTCGCGGCGTCCATCATGAGGTTCCACACGGCCATCTGAGCGGCCAGCAAAGAAACCGGATAGCGCTCAATGGGCGGCAGGTTCTCCCACGTGATGGGGTCGTACCTGTAGCGGATGAAGCCGGTGCCGCCGTTCGCGAGGGTCTCGCCGTAGTAGTCCTGACCGAACGCGCCGCTGCCGTATCCCCCCGGCTGGCTGCCGACCGCGCTGCTGCCGTCCTGATAGCGGCTCTCGATAGTCCGGGAGTCCGTGTGCTGGAGGAAGGCGTCGTTGACGAAGATTCTCATCTCGTCGTCCGAGAACATTCCGCTGCTGAGCCCCTCGACGATGAGGAGCTTGCCGTGCGGCAGCGGGGCGTAGGGAGCCGCCAGGACGATGCGGCCCTCCCGGTAGTCGAGGGAGTAGCCCTGAATCTCGGTGGGCGTGTTCGTGGCGATGTCGATGATGGTCGCGGTGACCGAGGCGACGTTCGTCTCCGACAGGTCGTAGCTCGACAGCTCGCCGCCTCCGGTGAAGACATCTCTAAAAGGCGACGAGAAATCACCGATCATCGAACGGACCTGATCCATGACGGTCTGCTCGGTCGGATATATCGGCGCCCCGGCCATCAGCTCGTCGCCAATCCCATGACGAGGTCCCCCGGCGGGATCGTGAGCACCTCGTGTTGCGTCGTGACGATCGAGGGGGACATGGTCCAGTACATCGTCACCAGACCGTCCGAGCCCGTCGCACACGTCACCAGAGCCGCCGCGACGATAGGAGCCGACAGGCCGCCGGGATCTGCGAACGGGCCGAAAGTGATCGGGTCGAGATTGACGACCTGGCGGGAGCTCGGAGACGCCGGGCCCCACGGGACCGACTGTCGGATATAGCCCGTGCCGGAAACCTCATTGGCGACGACGGCGGGTGTGGTGATCGAGGCGTCAGAAAGCGTCGAGGTCAGCAGGCAGAGATATGTCGCGCGGTTGGTGTGCTCGACAGCGGCCTGCCGCGCCCACTCCGTTTCGAGAGCGGAGATGTTCCCCACGAGATAGTCGAGAAGCCCCGTGGCGCCGGGGTTGGCGATCCAGCCGGAGGAGGACATCAGGAATCACCGTCCGTGTAGGCCAGCGCGATCGTGCTTTCCCATCGCGCCAATTCGTCTGGCTCCGTGCCGGCGGTGAACATCTTTGCGAAGTCGGATCGCTGCACCGTGAAACGCCTCTGTACGACGCGACGCGTCACCGTGGATTCCACGAGAAAGCGCAGGACGACTCCGGCGGAAGTAGTCCCCATGCCCAGCGTCGCCTCCGGGAATACGTGGGTCACCTGGCACATGGATCCCTTGGGAATCATTCCGTGCCCGGAGCCGAGATCGGCCTTCAGCTTGTACCAGGAGCCCTCTGTCGGGGTGGTTGCCATGAGGCGGATTCCTTACCGCAGGTAGCCGAGGTAGCCAAGCCAGTTGGCGACCTCATGGGAGACCCGATATACCTGGCCCTCCTTGAAGTTGTATTCCGTGCCGTAGCCGATGGTGGCCTTCTCGATATCGCAGTTCGTGCGGATCTCCACCCAATTCGGCGCAAGCTCCACCGGCTTCAGATCCTCGGCGGTAAGCTGCCGCTCGTTGCCGGAGCCGTCGAGCTCGACAGGGACGTCAAGCGCCTCGATCTCGGCCGCGTGCATCATTGCGATTTCGTCCTTGCGCTGGGCAAGCTCCTCGGCGTGCTCTGCCTGAAGCTTCGCCTTCTGCTGGCCGGTGAAATCCTTGGGATTAACCCGAGTGCGCGGGGGCATGTCGTTCTCCGTTCGGTGTTTTGCCAGGTCAGGGCGCCGTTACTGTTCCTTCGCGGCGCCCGGAAAACAGCTGTTTCAAGATCGTTTAGTTCGTCTTGATCTGCACGACCGCATAGTCGGTAATGAGGCCCAAACCCCAGATCGAATACCAGGCAAGTGCGTGCTCTCTTCCGAAGTCGAGCACACCGCCGTCTCGCAATTCGACCGGCAGAGAAATGGCATGTCCGAATGCGTTATCTCCAATTGCAAGAGCCGTGTACACCGGAGGATTCGCAGTCGGTCCGCCCGGGTACTGCATGCCGCCAGCGGTCTGAGAAGTGCTCCCAGTACCGGCGGAAGCCTGCGGGTAAGACGGCCAGGAGGCGTAAGAGGCCTGCTGCTTGTCGCCCGTGTTGCCCTTGAAGATCTGCGTAGTCTCGATGAAAACTACGTCGTTGAGCCTCCCAATCTCTCCGAGCATGAAGTTCCCGGGGCTCGCATACTTGGTGACCTCGATGAACTCAGGATCATTTCGCAGTCGGCGGCTCTGGTGCGGGTGCACAAAGCACACATATGTCTCCCCTAGCCGAGGGACATTCTTGCTCGCGAGGGTCTCGGAAATGTCCTTGACGGCCCACGCGGTAAGGTCGAACTGACCCGTCGCGATGTTCGAGGAGTTGCCCGCGGTGCCGCCGTCGTAAGGCGACAGGTTTGTGCGCGTGCCGGACGGCGTGAGCTTGTCGTAGCCGTACAGAATAGACACGGCATTCATCAAAGTATCACGACACTGAGAGTCAAGAAATTGCGCCATGTTGCGGCCCAGAAGTCGTGCGGCAGACGCCATGACATCGTCGAACGAAGCGTTCAACAGAAGCTCGGTGACGGCCACGGCAAAGCCCTGCTCAGCCACAGAAATCACGATCTGCTCGGCCGACAGGGCCGAAGTTTCCATTCTGACGCCCTCGACGAGGGTCCTCGCACCATCCATATTCCGCCACCGCAAAAAATTCACGGTCAGACCGGGTGCAACACCAAGCTCGGTCTTCTTTACAGCGAACTGCTCGAATCGCAGAATGGGCATGGCCTGAAAGAGGATTTCTTTCGACCACAGAACTTGAATGGCCTGGTTGACCTGCGTGGAAGCCGCCGCGTTATATGCGGTTGGATTCGCCGACAGGAGTGGGGTACCTGTGATGCCGGACGACATGGGTTACCTTCTTTACATGAGCGGGTCAATCAAATAGCCCGCGATTGGTGGTAGTGGAGTTTCCGGTGACCCCGAGCTGCGGGCGGTACTTCGCGTACTCGCTCAGCGGCATATCCTTGAGCTGCTGCGCAGTGACCTGCCGGGACTGGCCAGACATCGCGTCCGTGGCAGATCCGGGGGACGATGCGACAGACACGCCGCGCATCTGCGACCGCTGGTGGATCTGCGCTTCCTTCACCGATTCGAGGATCTCGGCCGTCTTCGCCTTCATAGCGGCGATGCTGGCGTTGACCTCTTCCTGCGTATTGCCGGTGACAAGGTCGAGAAGCTGGGGCGCGATCTCGCCGGAATTGACCCGTACCTGCTCCTGCACATACGCGCGGAGTGATGCGAGTTCTGCGTCCTTGGCGAGGGCTACGCGCTCAAGCTCGCGCTCCGCCTGGAGGTCGTCGAATTTCTTCTGCCAGTCGTTTTGAGCCTGCGTCAGAAGGTCCTTAGCGGATGTCTCGGCAACCTTGCGCTGCCTCTCCGCTTCCGCCTCTGCCTCCGCCTGAGCCGCCTCGGCCGCAAGCCGTGCGTCGCGCTCAGAACGGAGCGTCTTGAGCTCCTCCTCCATGGTGGCAAGCCGGGGGTAGAGCTTGTCCTTCTCCTGCTGCCGAGCCCGCTCGATCGCCTCGGACTCGCTGGCGGGAGCCGGAGCCGGAGCATTCTGCGGAGCCACCGGAGTCGGGTCGGTGACCACTGCGACGACCGGGTTGTTCGGGTCGTTCGCGGCCGGAGCCGGATTCGCCGTGGGAGCCGCCGGGGTGGCTGGCGTCACTTCGATGGCGGGGATAGTCATTCTTTCTCCTCTAGATCTTCCACATCAGTTGTCGTCCGAGTTAGCGTCCGGATTTCTCGCCTGGGCCAGTTTTGTCCCCGCCGAGAGTGTCACGAGCTCTTTTAGAATCGAATCGTTGTTCTGGGTTTTCGACCCGGCTGCTGTGCCGGGAACGCCCTGCAAAGGACCGGAGGAGCCGCTGTTCGACGAGCTCGATCCGGAAGGACTGTTTGACACGGTCGGAGGCGGTTCTGGCATTCCGTCCGGCAACATTCCTGTTTCATCCAAAATAACAGCATTGATCTTCTGCTTGATAAACAGAAGGGCGCCGTCCTCCTTCGCCTCAAGGAGCTTCTCGTCGAAGATCTCGCGCATCTTCTCATCGACGAACTCGGTGTCTCCGAGCTCTCGGAGAGCGCCGCGCTTGGATTCCAGCCCGAGCTCCAACTTCACCTGGATCTCATTGAGCTTGACCAGGACGTCGATCGGCAGCGGTTGCGGCCACTTGATGACGACCTCGTAGATCGCCTGATCCCTCGGGTCGAGTACCTCGGCCTGGTCGGGATCTGTCATCAATCCGCCGGTGTCCGGGTTGAAGAACAGCGTTGCGGGCTCGTACAGGAAGTACGTCATCAAGACGAGACGGTTTATCTTCTGCGCTAGCTGCCCATAGACGATGGTCTTCAGGCCCCGTTTTTGCATAAGGGGCTGGTAGGTAACGGCGAGGGCGGCGGCGCTCGTGTTCGAAATCGCCTGCATCTGGCCAAGGGCCGTCTCAGGAACTCCCGCCATCTCGTGCATGGAGCGCTTGATGAAGTCCAGATATTGCAGCGGCCCGGTGAGGTCGACCTCATTCCCGAGGTTCTCGACCTTCGCGCCCTGAGGAAGGCCGCCCCATACCCGGTTGGCGCCTCTCTCAAGGTTGGAAGCTTTCGCCCCTGTGATGATCGTCAAGGGCGCCGAGTGATAGTTGATGATGTCGCTGATCTCGGTCGCCTTCTCATTGAACTCGCGGTTCAAGGGGATGAGGTCGGCGACGTCGGCGAGTCCCCAGGGGGAACCGGAGACCGGGATATTGGCTGCGTGGACGATGGGGATGACACCGAGGGGATTCGGGCGGGCGTCGATCAGCTCGTCGTTGACATACTCTTCGATGAAGTCGTCGGTGAGAATCTCGGTGTAGGTGTAGACGCTTCGAGTACCCTCGCTGTTCGTGGCCCAGAACTTGTACTTGAGCTTGAACCTGAGGAGTCTCTCGCGGTCGTGTGGCGCCCATTCCGGGAAGCAGTAGGCAGCCGAGAGCGGAAGGATGCGGACGCGGCCGGGATGAGCGTTGCCCGCCGGGTCGACCCACGCTTTTTCATAGGCGACCTTGACGAACGTGTCGCCGGAGACGGAGCCCTGCTCGCCGATGGAGTAGAGCGTCGTCTTCATGTCGTTGTCGGTGTGCCACGCACGCTGGAGAAGCGCCGGAACGATGTGCTCATAGCGTTTCTGGCAGGCGAATTCTATGCCGCGCCCGAATGTGAAGTTTGTGAGGTATCGGGAGAGGGCGCCGACATAGTTCACCGTGACTAGCGGGTCCCCAATTTCTCGGCGGTATGCCCAGTGGTGCCCCAGGTAGAAAGCCCAGTGGTTGGCGTATCTATTCAGGCGAGGTCCGTGGACTGCACTTATTCAAACTCCTCGTCGGCCAGCTCGACCAATCCGAGAGGGGAAATCGAAATGGTCAAGTCACTGGCCGCCGCACGCATCGAAGGCGAGACAAAGGAGATAGACATCAGGCATCACCCCCTCCCGATTCTTGTCCGGTCACGGAGAGGGCTTACTCGACTTCGGCGTAGTTGCGGCGTGCCTGGTGGCGACCGTCGCGCTTGACCGTCGAGAAAGAGTTCTCGCCGTCGCTGCCGGACCCGCTGGCGAACTCGGCGACGAACGTCGGCGCCTCCGGCCAGGAAGCAGAACCGACGTGGGCGCGCTCGCGCAGCGTCTCCTCCGGAGGCTTCTGCCAGACAGGGAGGTTGGTATTCGGCCGGGAGGGATCGGGTCGGCCGCTCATGGCGCCACGCTCGAAGTTGGAGCCGATGTCGGAGTCGGTCGCGATTCCCTCCTGGAAACGGCCGGGGCCGCGACGCGCGGTATTCGAAGCCTTCGCCCGCTCGTAGTGGGTGCCCTCCCGCTCACTGAAATGCGGGTCGGGCGCAATTGGCGAAATAGCCATAAGAGGCTCCTTAATGTATGACTAGTCAATTCAAGGGTAGGGTTCGTCGATCAAGATGTGTTAAGTTACCGACCCCACGGTTTATAGGAGACTTCGACTTCGGGCATTTGCAGGTCCGCCGTGATGTAGGCGCCAGCCGCGAGAGAGTCGACATAGTCATCGTGGGCGTCCCGCTCGTCCGGAGCCGCGACGATGATGTGGGGCCCGATGTAGTCGAGCTCCGCGTCCTCCATCTGCTGGCGGAATTTGCGCCACGACTTCAGACGCCGGGTCTTGGAGTGCGCTGGCCACGTCATGAGTCCGGCGTTCAAGAGGTTCATCAGGTGCCCCCACCGCTTTGTCTGGGCACCTCTGTCCGTCTTCATCTCGACGATTTGCACGTTCGGCATGAGAACCTTCAGCCGGGAGGCGACAACGTCCCCCAGGCCGCCGACGTCGATGCCGATCGCGTAGACGTTGTAGTCCTCCAGGAACTCGACGATGCGGAAGTACTGTGATTCCCACTCCATGCCTGTGAGGTCGAGCCAGTTGAGGATGCGGTGGGCGTACATGCCGTTCTCGGCGGGATGGTCCCAGTCCACGTAGATAACGGTGACCACGGTGCTGTCTTGCTTTCGCGCCGGGTCGATACCGACGAGAACCGGCGACCGGAAGTACTCCGGGACAATCTGCATCGACGTGTCGCCGAGCTCGTCCAGCCGCTCAGAGGTTGTGAACATCCCCTTATCGAGCATCCACACCAGGCGATACGACAGTTTGAACTCATCGCTGTCCTCACCGAGGCGCAGGAGCTCCTTTTTGACGAACTTGCCGTAGAGCGGGTAGGACTTCGCGACGGTCTTCCAGTCGGCCTGGAAATGGTTCTGCCGGGCGTTCCGCTTCGTCTGCCGCCGCTTGTTGTACTGGATTTGTTGAAAAAAGGCGCCCTTTGTATAAGTCGGGGTGCCCGTGAACACCATCGTCCCCGCTGTCGCCGCCATCATCGGCGCGATGGACTTGTTGATGACAACGTCGTCGGCGGCCTGGCACTCGTCGATGACGCAGAGGTGGTAGGTCTGGCCCTCGATCTGGGCCTTGGGGTGCGCGGTGTGTCGGCGGATGACCGAGCCGCATTTCTTGAGCTTGAGGACGCGGCCTCGGCCTTCGACCTTCTCATCAATCTCCGGGTCGCCGAGGATCTCACCGGCTCTTTCGGAAGTAAGGCGTGTGACGATTCGGCCGTAAAGTGTCTGCGACATATCGTCTGTCGGGGCGAAAACGCCGACCCAAAGACCCTCGGCGAACTTGCCAAGCAGGTCCGGGAAAAGCTTGGCCAGCCGGGGGAGCATGATGACGGCGGTCGCGATGACGTCGGCGATGACCTCGCTCTTACCGGCCTGGCGGCTCCAAAGGGCGGTGATGGTCTCGTTGTCCTCGATGATGAGGGATTCGAGCACCCGATAAGCAAAAGGCCGCTGGTAGTCGCGCAGGGGATGGCCGGACAGCTCGTCGACGACCAGGAGGATTTTGTTGATGATGCTGTCGACGCGCTGGGCGTCGGTGAGGTCAAGCTGAATGTCCGTGGAGGTGAGAGCCTCGGCCTCGGTATCGGTCAGTGCGTCCAGATCTATCATTCGCCGCGCCCCGTTTATCGATCATGTATAGATCGACGTTAACGCGGGTATCATCTACACTGTTAATATCTTTTCTTAGCGGTGTGGGGAAGCTCGGTATCCCACTGGTCTCATACGCCAGGGCCTTCGGTTCAAATCCGGACACCGCTACGATCCGGGGTCTCCTACTACGGTCCGGGGCAGGGAAGCGGCGCCTTAATAGCTTCCCAGCGAACGGAGACACCAGGGCGCGATAGGTGGTCCTACGGGGCTTCCCCAACAAGGAAGCTCTCCTAGTCGGGTCTCCCGACCATCCGGGTTCGATTCCCGGTAGCGCTTCCGGCCCGTGTACGCCAACTGGTAGAGCGGCCCGTTCTAGGCGGGTGGTTGTCGGTTCGAATCCGACCCGGGCTCCTATTCCTTTATAAGGAGCTGTGCGCATGGCGCGACCCAGGAAACGCGGCGGGCGGACCCGGCCGAATGAGCGCCAGTACGGCCATGACATCTCATTGGATTTCGGCGGATCCTCCGGTCGGCTTTCCGCCGGAGACGAGATTCTCAGGGAAACCAGGTCGACGCCGAGCACCCCGACCACTGCCGCTTCCTCCCAGCGGAAGCCCCGCGTAGCCCGGAATCTGGAATCGGCCCTCGGAGGCGACGACTCCGGGCTTCTGCCGTACCGGCCGACGAACACGATCAATCCGAAGCGCCCGCGAACCCTCGCCGCCGGATACGACGCCGAGAACCAGACGCTTTTCGTGCGCTTCCGCGACGGCGCCGGATACGAGTACGACAACGTCACCAGAGACCAGTGGCGGACGTTCAAGAACACTCCGAGCCCCGGCCGCTACATCAACCGCGAGCTCAACCACCACCCCTACCGCCCTGCCGATTGGTGAAAAACGATGTTTGTCAAATGGACCAAGACCATGAAGGGCTGGCCGCTCACCTACTCCACCTACCACCAGGAGACGCAGCCCCCGTACCGGCACGCCGGATCCTGCCGTGTCGTGCGCATCGGCCGTAGGGGAGTCGTCTTCGGCCGCTATACGGAGCGCTGGCAGACGGAGGAGCAGGCGCATGCCGCCGCCCTCGGAGCGCGCCCCATTGACCCCTTCTGGTGGGACGAGCCCTACGGAGAAGCCGACGAGGACGACGGACGCTGGGGGTGCCTGGTATGAGCCGCCTCGCCGCCTACGCGAAGGTCGCCAAACAGAGAGTCAGATGGGGGCAGGCGACGCGCAACGCCCGCTTTTTCCGGGGGGACGACCTGCGCGACTACGCGCTCAATGTGGCGAACGAGTACACGAGGTGGGTCGACGCGTTCTTCAACACCCCCCGCGAGGACGTGCTGGACGAGATCGCCGACCGGCTGATGCAGCTACAGGCCATTCAGGAGGAGCTCGCGCGGCGCGTGGTGACTCCCGTAGGCGTTGTGTAGTCTCAAGGCATAGCGAAGCCCCTCCCTGCTGGCGGTAGGAAGGGGCTTCGTGCTTCGTGCGGCTAGCTGCGTACGCGCTGCGGTAGTGGGCCTCCTCGGCTCAGATCTGTGCGGATGTGCGCTTGCGGGTCGCCGAAGGCGCTGGTGCCCGCGTAGAGTCCTGCGATTACGTCGGCCAGGACGTCGGCCCGCGCCGAGGACGGCGGCCGGTAGCACTCCTTCAGGCGCTCTTCCAGTGCCGCCTCGGCCTGCGGAACGCGGTTGCCTCTTCCGTCTGTGACGGTGCGCCTGACCGTGCTCCCGAGAGCGGCGAATATCTGATTCCTCATGTCTTGGGCCTGTCTTCTAGATGTTGAGCGGGATCTGGAAGAACACTTCCTTGGTTCCGTTCTTGAAGTCGGAGGTCCACCCCCAATCCGGGGCGTAGGCGATTGCGATCCGCAGTCCGTTGCCGCTCATCGGCAACCGGCGGGGGTTCGGAGATCCGGGCCTGGGCTCGCGGTCCGGAGCCGAGTCGGTCACGCTCAGGAAGAGGCAGTCGCCCTCGACGCGATAGGCCACGGCGACCAGCTCCGGCGCGTGCTTGGTGGCGTTGCTCAGCAGCTCGGCGAAGATGTGCTCCGCCGCCTCGCACAACGCTTCGCGGACGAGGCCCATGCGCTGCATCCAATTGCGTAGCTGCTGCCGGAGGACTGCGCACGCCGCGCGGCGCTGCTCCATGATCAGTTGATCTTTGTGGCGGGGGCTCGGTACCTTCGCGACCACTGGGACTAGCTCTCGTGTTCCCATGTCAGTTCCCTTGGGTAGGGGGTAGGTGACGCGGTGCTACGGTCCAGGGTCGCAACGTTGCACGCAAGCTTGCAAGCCCCCAAAGGTGTTTTGCCAAAACTTTACCCAAGGCGTTTAACAGAGCGGCATGCCATACTCGGCGGAGAGAGGAGGGACCACCCGTGGCGTTCACACCGAGCCTGCAACAGCAGGTCGTAGGCCTTGAGCTGCGCGAGCTCAGAGAGGAGGCCGGGGTCAGCCTGAAGAGGGCCACCGATCTCACTGGCTTCAGCCCCAGCAAGTTGAGCCGGATCGAGAGCGTGACCCACGAGCTTGATCCGGGCGACCTCAAGATCCTCATGGATATCTACGGGGTGCCACGCGGCGCTGGGGACCCTGTTCGATCACGGCTGCACAGACTGCTCAACGTCTCGGCGAACCCGAGGGCTGAGTGGTGGCGCCGTCATGAGTGGCTGCCAGAGGGTCTCAAGCTTCAGATCCAGGCAGAGGCAAGCGCCCGAAAGATCTGGTCGTCCCACGGCCTGATCATCCCCGGACTGCTTCAGACCAGGGACTACGCACGACGACTGTTCGAGGACGGTGGACGGTCGGCTGATCGTTTGGAAGAGGCTGTAGAAGTTCGTATGCTCCGGCAGAGGATCTTCGAGCAGACCAGCAGCTCTCGTCTCTGGTGTTGCTTTTTCCTCGGCGAGGCGGTCTTGAGCTCCGGGCCCTCGGACGCACTGGGCGCTCAGTTGAACGCTCTGATCGAGCTGGCGACGCACTCGAACATAAACCTACGTGTAGTGCCACGGACGACGCTGGTTCCCGTCCACGGAACGACCATCTATGACTTTGACTTCGGTAGGAGCCTTGGCGTTATCGACCATCCCTGGCGATCGGAAATCGTTACTATGGGCGATACGGAAGGGCTCGGCCGGATCAGGGCTAGCATTGACCGGTACGAATCGCACGCTCTTTCGCCGAAGGAAAGCGTCGAACTGATCAAGAGGAAGTGGAAGGAAGCACAGTAATGAAGCTTGAGTGGATCACCGCGTGCAGTGGTGACAGTGGGGCGTGTGTCGCGCTGGCGGCGGCGGAGGACGGGAAGGTCGCCCTGACCAACACCAGCGACCCGAACAGCCCGGTCCTGCTCTTCGACAGGTCGGAGATCCGCGACCTCATTCGCGGAGCCAAGGAAGGTATCTTCGACGAGCTGGGCGCCGAGTAGCACTAGCAACGCAGAGCCCCCGACCTTTTTCGCGAGGCCGGGGGTTTTCTGCTGCCTAGGGGGCGCCGGGTTCTGTCGGGCACTTCAGGAAGGCATACGCGTCGTCGATCGCCTTCGCCGCCTTGTCGTAGTACGCCCGCTTGTCCGGCGGCTGCGCTTCCCTGAGCGCGGGAGTCAGCGCGTCCACGAATATCTTGTCGATCGGGCACAGGGATTTCGTGATCGTGTCCCGGAAGAGCTGTCCGTTCCGGTGGTTCCAGTAGACGTTGTAGGCGCCGACAGAGAGCGCCAGCGCGAACATTACGAACCCGGCCGCGATGAAGCGCATCTTCTTACGGACGCTGTCTGAGAGCCTCGGGATCTCCTCGCTCAGCTTCGTCGACATGTCAGCCAGGCGAGAGATGTCCCGCAAGAACTGCGCGTCGCCCGCCGGGAGCTCAGTCGTGTCGTTGTCGTCCATCTCTCTCGCTCTCTCGCACTCGCTCCGCTATCAGCTCGGCCCGCCGCTTGTAGCTCTCGATATTCGCCCCCAGCTCCGTCGAGAATCGGTCCAACTGGTCCGACGTCGACATCAGCGTGGCCTGCAATCTGGCAACTGCTTTGAGGAGATCGGTGGGGTCGAGGTCGACGTGTAGCCTCTTCCGCTTCTTATGCCATGCCATTTATGTCCCCGATCGCGTTGGCATCGCCGATCGCGTGCATCTCCCCGCGTGCGATGGCGAGTTCTCTCCGCGCCGACGCCAGCAGTTCCCGCAGGCGAGAAGTCTCGGCCTCGCAGTCGGCGCGGAAGCGCTCAAGACGCCGGTCGGACGCCTCCTGCTGCTTGGCTGCCTGTTCTGTCAAAAGGCTGAGGGAGTGCGACAGGGAAGCCACGACGCCCTCCAAATCGGTGATCTGGGTCCGCAGGGTGGCCGCGCGCCTCTCGCCCTCTGCCGCCGCCCTCTGTGCCGGTTCCAGGAGGGCGACAGCCGCCTGTGTGAGGCTTGAGGCCGTCGCGGCGACGGTCGCCGTTGCGTCCTGGCGCATCTGGCGTTTGGACAGGCGGTAGGCCAGGTACGAGACGACCGTTCCCAGGCCTCCGGCAGCTCCGAGCCAGGCGTAGACCGTCTGCCCTATGGAGCCCATGTCTACGTCAGGCCGACCAGGGACGTCCGGCCGTACGGCATCGACGGGTCTGTGATCGGGACGGTGGGATGCGCGGTCGGCAGCTCCCGGGCGGTGAGTACCGGCTGCGAGGCGACAGCTTCCTTCGGGGCGTTCTTCGGGGACATCCATCCGCCGGGGTCACGGCTGACGAGTGGCATTGCTCCTCCAAGGGGGCAGCTTGGCCGGGACGCGGTACGCCTGCGAGCGCCTCGGCAGGTCGTCCAGACGCGGGATCGGTTCGAGCTTGATCCTCGGGACCTTCGCCAGCTTGGGCAGGCGGGCCGACCGCTTCGACATCGCTACTTCTTCGCCATCTTCTTCGCGGCGGCCTTCTTCGCCTCAGGCTTGCCGCCCTTCTTCTCGCGCATTTCCTCGAACTTGTCGCCCTTGCTCTTCTTGTCAGCCATGTTTCACTCCGGAATAGGCGCGGCACATCTCCGCACGTCTAACCCTATGATCGCGATTAATGGGCCAGAAGTGTGAGTCCGTGCGAAGAGTGACCGGGGAATGCTGTAGGGTTACCTATGGCACCGGCTGTAAGGGCTCGACACTCTGGGATGGATCCTCGCGGCCGGTGCCATCCATTCCGCCTGTATGGCGAGCAACAATCCCCGAGGAAAGGAGTGACCCATGTCGAACGACGCGCCGGAGTCACCAGAGACCGAGGTCGACGAGACCGCCGAGAACGCCGAGACCACCGAGGCCACTGAGGCCGAGGACAGCGGGGAGCCTGCGGGGCAGTAGCCCTTGGGGCAAGCGACTGGCGAGACGTGTCACGGAATGCACAAGGCCCCCTACCTTAACGCGGGTAGGGGGTTCTTCCGTATAATGGATTTACTTGGGCGACTGATCCCCGCCAGCCTGCGTTGCTAGCCGCAGGCATTATTGCGAGAGGGCCCCGCGTCGTAAAGCTGCGGGGTCGTTCTCTTTCTGCCACTTCGCCAGCCACTCCAGCACGAAGAACATCGACATGTCCCACCGCTCCTCCGCAGGCAGGGGAAGCAGGGTGTCGATGGCGAAATCAGCGACCGCGTATCCGGGGACGTCCTCGAACGGCCATTTGAGCCCGCAGGTCCAAATGCACTCCTTGCAGCATGCCGCGTGGTTCCGTGAGAACCGCAGAAGGCCTTCCGAGAGGCAGAGGTGGGCGACCGTCATTTTGTCGCCCCAGGCGAAGACGCCGGAGCTCTCGATGTATGCGGTCAGCGGGCGTTGGCGGAGAGGGACGCCCGCCCTGACATGGACATCCCGGTCGCTGGGATACCCATAGAATTCGATGTCTTTGCAGTCGGCGGCTTTCATGGCCGTATACAACCAGCTCAGAGGCATGGCGCAAAATCCCGCTACGCCAGATGGGCGACTTTGTGCGAGCGCCGTGCATGACGCCGGGACGCCGGAGGTAGGTTCTTCGTCGAGACGTTGGACGAGCGAATGAGCGGAGGGATTGTATGGATAACGTCTTGGTCGCGGACTGCGGCGAAGGTCCTTACAGCTTTGTGACGGCACTCCAGCATCTCAAGGCCGGGTATGTCGCTGGCCGTAAAGAGTGGAGGGAGCAGTACGACCCGATGTGCTTCGTGTTCCGGCAGGAAGGCTACCCGGACGGCGTAGAGCTCAATGAGGCCACACGGAAGGCCTCCGGCATCTCCGCGAGCCGGACCGTGGTCCGTCCCTACTTGATGGCGTGCCTGCGCGACTCGTCGCTAGCGCCTTGGATGCCGAGTTACGAGGATCTCTTCGCGAATGACTGGTATGTACTTCTCCCCACGTAGATACCGCATCTCGCACGACCGCGATCCTCAGTCGACGGCGCATTGGGACGTGCACGAATTGGGCTGGAAGTACCCCAGGCACTCCGGCCACATCAAGTCTTTCGAAAGTTTCCGCGCGGCGTGGGACTGGCTATCCGGGCAGGGGTGGGCCGACATGAACAACTACCACGACGCGCTGTGCTGGAGAAACGTGGGGGAGTCGTTGTATTACGAGAAGAGAAGGCAGGAAAGAAATGAGCGGCATCAACGACCCGAAGCTTGAGGAATCGTTCGCGCAGGGAGTGGCGGACACGCAGTCGCCAGCGGAGACGGCGAAGCCGAGCCCGGCACAGATCCCGGCCGATCTCGCAGGCCGCCACGCGTCGACACTCCACTATCTGGAGCAGCTCGGCGACTTCGCCCACCACACGGACGAGAGCATCCGCGAGGTCGCGGAGGAGTTCTACCACGCTGCGCTCGGCATGGCCCGCAGGCTCAAGGACGGCATCGAACTGTCCACGATGCTCAAGCACTTCCGCGACGCCAAGGACGCCGCCATCCGGCAGCTCATCAAGGACAGGAAGACTTCCGGCTCCTAGCCGGAGGAGCGGTGTGCCTGCCCTTGGGACGTGGCGAGGGTAACGACGGAGCCCCACGTGGCAGCCGTACCAGGACACCGCTGTAGGGCCTCCGGTGAGCGGCCGACCAGCAGCCGGAGGATTCGAGAGGGCAGCACACCGCGCAGGCGAGGCGGAGGCGACGCCACGGACGGACCGCTATCCCTATCTGGCGACCGGGGAACGGTTCGGCTTACCACGAGGTCACGGCGGTAGACGTTCCTCATACCCGCCCTCACCTGGCGTGGGAGCCCGCGAAACCTTTGACCCTGCGCGGTGTGCCGCCCATACCCTTAATCCGATCGGGTGATGTCAAATCGGTGCTTTCGGCGCTCCTATCTCGACTGTTGCGCCAGTCGGCGTACGTTGTTCGACATGGACGAGCTTGAGAGCGCGGAAAGCGGCCTGCTTGGATTCCTGACCGATGCGCTGAGCCAGGACCCGTTGCCGCCGTGGGATGAGCCGAACGGGTATTACCGGTTCATCGGAGAGAGGTACGACATGACCCCGGTCGAAGGCGGCTGGCGCGTCCTGGAGTACTCCGAGGAGCGCGGGCATCACATCGACATCCTGCGACTGGGCAGCAAATACCGCATCGTTGAGACGGTGAAGAGCGGACGCCTCTACGACCGGTATTGGGACTATCCGCGAACGAGGCTCGAAGACGTGGTGGCGTCCGCGAAGGAGTGGTGCGGAGACCCGACCACAGAACCTCAAGGCTGGGCCGATCGTTGGGGGGTGCGAACGGTAACCAACGTCAGTACCGAGGGGGGAAAGCTGCTGGTGCTTTCTCTACTGAAGAAAGACGGGGAAGACAATGAGTGACCTGTGCATGCCCGGAACCTTGGGCCACGAGATCACGGCCCACCGGAACGAAGGCGAGAGGCTCTACCTCGAAGCCCGCGAGGCCTGCAACGACATTATCGGAACGGAGGAGCACGCCGATGCCGCTTTGGTTGTGAAAGCGCTGGAGATCTCTTTCACCTACGCCGACAAGGCGCACAAGCTCTCGACCGGCAAGCCCTGATGTCCGAGGAGTGCGGGGCTCTCGACGCCATCCCGCTACAGGTCATAGAAGACCTCATGGAAGTCGCCGCGTACGTCAGCTACGGGCGAGGCTATGTCGGGGTGACTCCCTATCCGGACGCCATGGCGCGCAGGGCGCTCGGCGGCTACGCGGAATTCCGCGACCAGGATCACAGCCGCCACACGCCGCTCTGCGACAAGCCACACCGGTCTATCGAAGAGGAAGAGAGGTGTGACGAGGAGTGGCGGGCCAGCCGAAGCGAGCAGGGCCGGTAGCACCCAGGCCCGACCTCGTCAACGCCATCCTCCACATCGGTCACGGCCTGCTCATCAAGCCGGAGTCGTGGACGGCAATCCGGTTCCTCCGAAAAGTAGAGATCTCCGCGTTCCCCAAGCCGCCGAACCATGAGTTCATCAATGCCCTCCTGTTCCTACTGGAGAACAAAGAGATCGAGGCCGCGCGCCACGACGGCATCACGTACGTCCGGTTCGCGGCCGGAGGCGCGGAGGACTTCAAGGCGGCGCTAGACAGGTACAGCGCACAGACCGGCGATCACTTCATCTTCTACTAGGGGCTGGCGTAGCGAATCGCCACCCCCGCGCCAGTCTGCTCGCGCAACGTTGCGTGCCACACTCTGTCACACGGCTGCCACCGTCGTAACCTGGGAAGACGGGACCCGAAGGAGCATCAGCATGGCCAGCATCGACGTGCAACTCAACATCGCACCGCGAATCCTGCACCACTGCGGCCAGGATCCCGACAAGATCTACACCCTCGAAGAGCTGAGGATGGCCGACCGGGTCGCCAGCGGGTACTTCGACGTGCCGGATCTACCTCTGGACAAGGATGACGTCCTGCTCGCCATCGGCCTCCTGACCAACGCGCGGCTGTCGGTGTACGACAGGCTCGTGTCGGTCCTGGAGTGGGTGGACGCGGACCCTGGGGAGGGGAGAGAGGGCGGGTGGCGGCTCACAGACGAAGGCCGCAAGCTCACCACCCATGTCGACGAGCTCAGCGCGGGGAGGTACGTCCGCCGCTAGGGGGCTCGGTGTCGACACCGAGGATCTCCATCCGCGTCCGCCAGTCAGCGACGATCGATTCGTGGCCCTGGCGGGCGTCTTCGGCTGTGGCGTAGCGGAATTGGTTCAACAGCGGCCTGTCGTCCGGCCCCAGGTCGGCGTCGCTGCCCATGGGACCCAAGACGGCGGTCGCGAAGACCATGGGGTGTTTGACCGCCGGGGGCCGATAGCGGTGGTCCGCATGTCCGTCCCAGACTGTCGAGATGAGGTGCGCGCCGATCTCGGTCTCTTCGATGATGCGGTAGGCCGGGTCGGCGTCAAGCTCTTTGAACCGGTCGAAGCCGATGGGGTTTCCCTCGCGGTCGAAGAACGCTCCGGCGAGTGCGATCTTTCCCTGCGACATGATGGCGTCGGCCTTGAACTCCTCCAGCGTCGACTCGTGGCCGGTTTCCCCGCTCTCCTTCGCAAACGCCAGCGCCGCGCGGGCATGGCCAGCCATCGCATATTCGAGCGTCGCGACGGGGCAGGAAAAAGCGGCTTCGTCCGAACCGGGCCGGGACACTCTGATCTCGAAGGGCTCGACGCTGGCACCGGTCCAGATGGTGGAGACGGTGCCTGAGGGGAAGACGGTCCGGGCGACGAAGCGGTATCCGGGGGTGTCGAGGCTTGTGCGCGTCTCCGCGCTGATCGGCCTTCCGTCCCTGTCGAAGTACAGGCCGAAGTCAGGATGCCCGGGGGAGATGATCTCGTAGTTCTCGGGTGTCATGAGACGAGAATAGCGACCGTTAGCCGGCGCCCGTGGTAGAAACGCTGTATGGAGCACTGGAAAGGATTGAAAAGACGATGAGGGACCCACAACTTGCCGCGGTGCTCACGCTGACCGGTCTGGGATTCGCCCTAGTCGCAGTAGGCATCATCTGCTACATCAAGTACGTGAACCGCCAGTTGGACCGCATCCCGCACCCGTCGTCGCACACCAGCCGGGAAGAGGCGGCCGACGTCGCCCACAACATCAGCGGAGGGCAGTTCTAGATGCCACACAAACCCGGGCCGGAGACGCTGGTGAGACAGGGGATCCGCAAAATCCAGCGGTTCGTCCAAGACGCGACCGTCGATGCGAGCAGACACGACCAGGCATGCGAGTGCGAATATTGGGACGGCCTGTTCACGGCCTACGGGAAAAGCCTCGCCGTCCTGGAGGGGATCCTCGCATCCCTGACGAGATGAGAGATGAAAAAAGGCCACGGAGGGCTCTTATCGGCGGTGTAGACGGTCGGCATATAGCGCCGCCCCTGTCGCCGGAACACCCTCCGTGGCTAGACCGCTCTAGGCGACCTCTCCCGGTCGTACCCGAAGGGATCGGGCACGCGCGGATTGAGATCTAGTCTAGACCCGTGAAGTGGTCGTTCTGGGTACACGAATTCGGCCGAGGGCAGTTGGTGCACCCGACGGCGCCAGGCGACCAGCCGCGACAGAATCCACGGTGGTTGCGGCAGCCCTCCAGCATGAAGTGACCGCCGTTGGCGACCTCGTTGACGATGCGCGCCGCGTCGATCTCGTTGATCGCGTCGATCATCTCCTGCGGGACGCGGGGAGCGGCCGGGGTGAGCACCATCGCGAAGGCGTCCGGGTGTCTGTCCTTGCTGTGCAGGCAAACGCAGGTGCTCGGGGCGTTGAACAGGGCGTTGAAGCCGGTGCACTCGGCGCACTCAGAGCAGGAGCCCCCGGCGCGGTGGATTGACGGGACGGGAAGTCGCAGGTCGGTAGCGACCCCCTGAAGGAGCGTTTTCATGCCGCTTTCTCCAATTCGAATCGTAGGTAGGTGCTGGGTGTGGCGACCTGGGCGGCAGCCGCGTGGTCGTTGATGCCGCCGTGACGGATAAAGGGGTGTCCGCAGCCGCACACGCCGACCGTGCTAGACGAGTAGTTCGGGCAGGTGTTGCAGTCCCAGCAGCGTCCGACGCTGCCGATGTGTCCCGGCCCGACTCCGAGCGCAGCCGCCGTTAGGTTCCGCACGCCAGCTCCCCCGGCTCAGTGATCATGGATGATCTCCCCTTCCGCCGTGCAACGTTTCGCGCAACGTTGCGTGGACGGAAATCATCGCACGCGGGAGCCCAGGGGGAGGCCGTATACGGTAACCAAGCGATAACAGTCCGTCTGATACTGACGGCCGGTGGCGTTGACCCAAGGCGTGTGGCAAAGGAGAACCCCGTTCGCCGATCCCATGTTGACTTGGCTGTAGGAGCGACCGCACAGGCCGCAGCACAGGGTGACGCGAGAGACGACGCGGTAGAGGGGATGCTTCTTAGACCACCACGTCACCCGCCATGGCTTGTCCTCCAGCATGGCGACAGGGTCGCCCGTGTAGGCCTGCGAACCGTCGTCGCCCCACGGAAGGGTCACGGTCCACAGCTCGTCTACGAGCCACCTCCCACCGGTCGCCGAAGGCCTCTCGCGGGGCGGTACGACGACCTTCGCGACGACGGTGTTGTGCTCTCCCGGGTACCACCATGCGACGTCCGGCACAGCCACGTGCCAGCTATCCGGCACTCCCAGCCGATGGCGGTTCCGGTCGCGGCTCCGGGTCCTTGGCGGCATCTCCACTCCTACAGCCGGGGGCGAACACGGGCATGACGTTGAACCTCACGACACCGCTGTCCAGGTTTATCAAAAGCCGTAGCGTGTCCTGGACCGCCCTTTCTGTCGTTTCGACCAAGGCGAGAACGCCGCTGAAAGACGGAGGCGTCGTTGACTGCTTGAAATCGACGTCGAAGCCGCATCTTTCGCAGTAGGCGAGGGTGACGAAGGCTGTTTTCATTCCCCGAACTCCGGCGCGGGGGTCAAAATCTCCTGCCAGCCCCTCAAAGCCTCGACGATGTGACTGTGGCTGCTTCTGGCGCGGCTCTGCGTCGGATATCGCCGAGGACCCAAATCCATAATCGACCAGAACGGAATCTCCGCGCCCTCTAAAAGAGTTTCGAAGATCATGGGCTCGCCCGGGTAGTCCTTGTCCATGCCATCGCCGCCGACCCAGCTCGTCATGACCGTGATTTTGCCGATGGTGTCCTGTGCGATCCTGGAATAGCCCGGTGTGTGCATGAGGGCGTAGAGCGTCCCTTGGGAGATCGGCTCCCCGTATTTGTCGAAGCAGCGCATTTTCGAGTCCGGGATGGCCTCGTCGATGATCTGCTGGAGCCCTTTTGCTTCCTGTGGGGTCAGTTCACCGTTATTTGGCATCGAAAAGCTCCTTCAAAGCAGGCGGAACGATGAGTGCGGTTGTCGTCACGGTATCCCATTCCTCGGCTGCGGCGATCCTGTCGAGTGCTTTAGCGAAGAATTCATGGAATTGGGGGTGCTGAGGGTCGAGCGGGAGGAAGAGCTGTGTCGCCGGACGCCCCTGTACGCAGGACATCCACACCTCGCGGGAGTCGTTGTGGTCCTTGAGGCTCCATCCGCCCTGGTCGACGAGGTACAGCGAGACGGCTTGGGGTGACTGGGAGGCTGCGAGGGCCGCTGTGAGCCTCAGACCGGCCTTCCGGGGGCTGGCGACGTAGGGGGCGGAGACGGTCTCGACGAAACGGTTGGGCTGTTCGAGGCTCCACAGGGGCGTAGTCATGTCGCGGAGTGTAGCGGGTTGGCGACGGAGGGCGAAATCTGCTTATGTAGGCTCTGAGCTGCGGTTTCGAGGCAGGATTAGGCCAGTCGGGTGACAGAGGAGCGGTAATTGCGGTCCAATTCGAGCCACTCGGAGGCGGACAGCGGCAGGACCGAGGCAAGACGGCGTGCGTCGTCCGGCGTCAGGGGCGTCGCGTCCTCCGCCAGGGCCTGTACGCGCCTGCGGGAGATGCCGGAGAGCACCGACAGCCATGCTCTGTTGCCTCCGCGCTCCGTGAGTAGCCTGGATATGGTCTCTCCGGGCGACGGAGGAGGGGCGGGGCTGAGCCGTTCGCGGTAGGACATGGCCCAAGGGTAGCGTTGCCGCGACGATCGCCGGGCTGGAATTAAATATCGGGTACTGTAAATGGCGGGTACTAGTCGAATTGGATTTAATAGTGAAAATATATGAGGGGTCAGGCCCCCTCGCGGACGTTGTCAACCACTTAATGGTGGGGGTCAACCTGTTTATGTCTGATAATGCCCATTATCATGCAAAAACCAGCGCTGACCTGGGCTTTTACCGTCAACAGGGTGATGATAAGGGCATTGATAAGCCGCTGATAGCAATAGGTTGTACTAGCATACAGTCCTTTATGCTTTTTGATCTTCGCGTGGCCTAGCACGTGAATGGTCGCTAACCTTGATCAGTTGCTATGTGATGATCCGTTGCCCTGCGGGTGAATGCTCGTTACCTAAAGAGCCTAACATGCCCCGTATGACGATGATCATGGCATCGGTCCTTACAGGGTAAGAGATGATCATGACACTCGCTCCTTACGCCATATTGCGGTGATCATGGGGTCGCTCCTTACCTAGTAAGAGGCAGTCACATGATCACCGCTATACCGTCGCCATGACGTGCGCTGGCGCTGCCCTACGGGCCTGCTGACCTGCACTTATGCCGACGCACGGCTCTGACCAGCGACTTTACCTTTCGAGCCTAGGCGCTAACGCTCTGACCTGCGGAAATGCTCTGACCTGCGAGGATACCCGGTGACCTGCGCTAACGCGCTGACCTGCGACGCGGGGAGAGGGGAGCCATGGGCAGAGAATGGGCCTAGAGGAGGTCTAGGAGCGTCGTACACATGATCCTTGTATGGGTGACGAGTGATTCGTCATTGGGGGTTAAAGGATCTCTTTAGCAGGGCGCTCCGCGCCCAAAGTCAAAACCGCCCCGGATTTTTTTGAATTTTTGGGGGCAAAGCGGACAGCGGGGATTATTGGAAGATAGCGGATACGCGCAGGTCAGGGGCTTGGTAATGGTTGCTGGGGTACCGTAGGGCAAAGCGGGGCGAAAGGGACAGAGGGGATGCCCGAAAGATGACGCTTATGGGCATACTCACGGGCAAAGCGGACAGCCCGCAAGAGGTGCTGCCCCGGCGAGGCGCAAAAACGCCCCTTACGCAAATGACCATGGAAAAGCTGATCATCTGACGCGTCGTCATGTGGCCTAGACCAGTCCTAGAGTGTCCGTGTTTGTGGCGATTCCAGGTCACGGGATGATATCGACTAGGTCGCAAAGTGATACCGAGGGCTTTTTGATCTTCATGCTCTCGCACCCACCTTCCATAGCACGCACCGCAGGACGAATCAGGACATAGCGACAGTGGTTTAGACCTATCGTGATCATGCCTCTGACCTGCGACGATGGGGTCACACGCGATTCCCCCAAACCCCCCGGCCGGGCCCCAGGGCTTGCCGTAATGTCATCCCCGCACCGCCGCACCGCAACGGACCCCAGCAGCATCGGGGCGACCGGGCGGGGCGGGCGGCCGTTGCTTGGGTCAACTCAACAGCACGCGATCAAGGGCGCTCTCAGCGTTCCCCCGTGGCCTGCCGCTTGCGCGTAGGCACTCAGCGAGGGATGAGGGCTCCTAGCAGGTCGCACGCTGCCAGGAAGACCCGTCAACTCCACATAGCCACCCCGCGCGGCAAAGGTCGCGTGTGGGGCACCTAGACCGCTGACAGGGGCTTGCCCCTTAATACGTCGCGCAGTGCCCTGTCACGCATGCTGAGGAGCAGCCTACCGCCGTGTACGTGGCTATCTGTGTCTAACCCCTGTGCGCCTTACGGCGAGTGAAACTGTGGCACTGACCGGGAACCACGCGTTACGCCTTCCATTCCTAGATCAATCGGAAGGCTGATGTGTAGGCGAACGAGGTACGCAAGTCCGACTAGGGAGGGTAGGCCGTGGGAATCGTTATTTGAGACGTGAATATAAGGGCCCAAGATCAAAATTCATGCGGCATTCCGCATGGTGGTCAGCGGGTTAGACAATGTCCTATGTCCGGCGAACGTTGCCGGATTGAACAGGCGGAACGTTTCCCGCTTGGGCATGGTGAGAAAGACGGACCCCGCATTACCGAGGTCAAGCGTGCTCTTACAGGCGCGGAAACCGACGGATGCCGGATACCTGATTAAGCAATTAACCGCTAGGCAGGGGAGCATAGCCCACCGCCGTTTACGCCTTACCGGTCACAGGATGACCGCACGGCGGGAACGGTATTAGCGCGTTGCCGTAATGGGACGTGCGTCTAGGTGTGCCGTAACCTCCCCTGCCTGGCGTTTGCTCGATAGCGGTAGTAATGCCGTTGTCGAGTGAACGCCAGTCTTGCTAGGCGGAAGGCTTAGAACAATGCGAATCGACTTTTTCCACAACGTCATGGACGCTGCGGGCATCGGGGAGGGATTCTCCTGGTCTCCTAACGGCGCTAAGAATGAGCGGACATGGTGGGTCGTGACGCACGGTGCGCACACTTTCAACGTGCGAGTGACGCACGCCTACCGGTCCGGACCGCTGCGTATGGGGGACTACACCACCTTGACGGAATTCACCGTTTGGGTTGCTGACCAGTCCCGCGCGGTCAAGGTGACCAGCAAGGCAGAGGCCGAAACCCTCATGTTGAAACACTCCCTTACGGCGGACAACGCGGAAGTCACTGAGCTTTCCGCGCACGACCGCTATGAAGACGTTGGGGGACTGCGACGGATTGTCAAACTCGCGTGGCGGGAATGCGAAATCGCCCCGCTTACTGCCGAGATCTTGACCCGCGCGTTTCACCCCAACGTCGATCAGGGACGCGTCCGTGTCGGACACCTGCACAAGGAACACCGGATCTACTAGTGGCGATGAGCCACACCCCTACCGGCGCCGGAGTCGGCCTAGTGGAAGCGCCATAGCTTCCTAGGGGACGCTGTAAGCACCATCCCTAGTCAGGAGCAGACGTTATGTCGAAAACCTCTCAGCGCCGTTTCTACGGTCCGGAAGTGACCAAGACTAAGGTCACCCGCCGGAAGACGGGAAGGCGCATAGAGCTTACCGACGCTGACGGAATGCCGTTGCTCACGAAAAAGGGCAAGGTTCGCACGCGCGCCGAGGTCAAGGTGACTCGGGAAGTGATCGTGTTGAACATTGTCAGGGGCGGGGGGGTTTCTCTCCACTCGTCCGAGCGCGCGGTTTCGGACTACGGCGCGATGCGTTACGAGCGTGCCAAGGTCGTGAGCTATGACGCGCGAGAGAACAAGCGGCATCGGGAAGCGGAATACCGCGCGCTGCACACTCCCACTCGGGACTACCCGAAAGAGTTGCGGCCCCTGGTCACGCGTAAGCCGATCAGCAAAGGTGAGAAACGCAGACAGCGCAAGGCGACCGAGGTTTAGGGCTTCCCTCGCGAAAGCGAAAACCCTAGCCTGCCCGGATTTTCGCCCCGGGGGGCACGCAAGGTAAGTCCCAAGTCAGGGGGAAGCAATGGCACACGGTTTGATCATCGGCACTTGCGGTCATTTCTACGCACCGGGAAAGCGCGTGCTGATCGCTCTGGTCCCCGTCACGGGCACACCTAGGCCGGTTTTCACGATCCGCGTAGGCAACATGTACGCGGTCGGGTGTGAGGTCTATCAGTCCGATTCCGGGAACTGGTGGGCGGAGGACAACGGGCTTCCGGTGGGGAGTGCCCCGGCGGGGTCCGCGTCGGATGCCGCGCGGGAAATCTGCGGCTGGCGCCTGCTCTTGACGGACGTTCGGTTCATCTAGCAATACAGGCCCCTTAGCAGTAACGGAGGTTTGCGGGTTCGGGACCCGCTAGGGGCACGCAAGGCAACACAGCTCTAATGTCAGGAGAGCAGGAATGGCGTTTTTGGTCCACTTCGCAGGATCGGACCAGCCGGGTAGCACGGAGTGCGCTGTCGAAAGCGCACACAAGCTGATCGGGGCGTGGGTCACGGCCGGTTATGACGTGTCCGTCCGCTTTTTCTTGCAGGATCGGGACGGTAACGACGTGCTGGTCATCTGGGCACACCAGGGCAAGTACAACGACAAGCCCGGGGCGCTGGTCGGCGCGGTCTACATGGCGGAAGGCGAGTAATACAACTGAATATGAGAGTCCCGTGGATAGGCCAGATGTTCCGTAGGTCGCTACCTACGGCGGGGCACGCCTCATTGTCTCTGTCAGGGGGATGAAATGCAGAACAACACCACCGGCGCATACAAGATCGTTCTCGCGATCGGGGGTCCGGGCGCTCTTTCGGGAGTCAGCACGGATGATCCGATGGAAGCGATCAGGTACGCGCGCCGGGATTCCGAGTTCGGGATTCTCGTCCCGGACGGCCGGGTCATCTCCGGTTACGAGGGCTTGCACGCGCTGGAGTCCGAGGCGTTTTGGACGACCGACGTTTTCGCCTAGGAGGTGATCCGATCTAGGTCGGGTGTAGCAGGCGGCTGAATCGCTCCCGGGAGGGACCGACGATGCGGGGTTCGATTCCCCATACACCCACGCAAAGCAAGTCCGCTCTGAGTCAGGAGGAGCAATGGCGATAACCGTACGGCCTACGCCGCTCGACATGCCGCAGCGACGGGACGGGGGAACCATCCTCCGTTACTCGTCCGACCACGCCGCGCACGCGCGGAGGCTGGAAGCGGAAGCGGAGGCGGACAGGCTCTTTCACGCGCGCTTCCGCGTCATCCGTCGCAACTTCGGGACGGATGAGAATCCGGAGTGGGACGAGATGTACGTGGAACGGGAAGACGCCTAGCAGTAAGGGCATACAGAGAGGCGGTCGGAGCGTCGATGCGGGGCGGTCCGGCGAGGGTTCAATCCCCTCTATGCCCGCGTTCCATTTCATCTCTAGTCAGGGGGATCAAATGTTCAAGATGATGACCGAAGCGCTCCGCCAGTGGGGCCGCACGCTCTACTAGGTCCGCGTAAGGTTGTCCCCTATCGGCAACGGTGGCCGAAAGATATAAGACCGGTTCGAATCCGGTTAGGGGAGCGTTCGTCGTCAGGAAAGGAGTTGTGAGTATGTCTGACTGGTATTCCGGTGCCCCGGACGAATGCTCTCCGTGTTTTTGGCAGGGCATTCGTCCGGCTGACGGAATCGGTTTCGTCAAGGTTGCGGATTGCCGTAGGCACGGTGACTTTGCAGCCTGGCGTCACGTCCGCAGCCGCGCAACGTACACATTCAGCCGGGCGCAATGGCACCTGATGTGTTTGTTCCGCGCGCTGGTCGCGGGTGACGTCAATCGGGGCGAATACATCGAGCGGCGCGATTACTGGCGTCGGATTGCGATGGAAGCGGAGTTCGATATCGACAACGCGACGCGCAAGATGTACGCGGTCCGGTAGCAACGCCAGCCCCTAAGATCTAACGGAATTTTGCGGGTTCGGGACCCGCTAGGGGCACGCAAGAAAGGAGGTGTAAGCATGACACGAGAAGAAATGGTGCGGCACTTCAAAAACATCCGATGCGCGCAAGGCTACGTCGAGGCGATCCGCGCCGACATGCGGCAGGTGGATGAGACGGGAGAGCCTTACTACTCGTGGGCGGATCGGGAGATGGCTTCCGATGAGATCGCATTCCAGATCATGACGATCCGGGATGCACGGGCCGCTCTCGCCTCCGCGTAAAGCAATGCAACACAACGTTAGGTAGGGAGTAGGAATGAAGTTCACCATGCCGAATTTCTTCGGCAGCATGCGACGCGACTTCGACTACTGCGAAACCTCTTTTGATGACGGGGTCAAGTACTCCGTCTACTACGGAGGTAAGCAGCCGTTGAGTTGCCGCCAAGGTGAGGAGTCCGGTACGGACATCGGGGACGTTGCCCGGTTCAACCACGAACCGAAACGCTGGTTCGCGTGCGCCGACACCGGACGGGCCTCGGACATCATGTGGGTCGGGGGTTTCTCGTCCCGCGTCGAAGCCTCTATCTACCTCTTCGGGCGGAAGATGGAGCGCGATAACCCGAGGAAGTACTACCCCTAGAACGTCCGCCCCGTGTCCGTGTGACATAAGCGCTGTCGAAAGCGCGCGGGGCACGCAGCACAAGGCAACGGAGGTATGAAGAATGAGTGAACAGGAATTCCAGGCTCTCCGCGCTCTCGTGGACTACAGCTATGACGAGGAGCGCGCGGACTACGAGGAGCAGGGAGGATCGGACGCGGAACTGCATATCTTTCCGTCGATCATGATGCTCCGCGAATACCTGGAGCGCAACGGCAAGTAGCAATATCAGCCCCGGTCCGATTTGGTATGTCGGATGTGACGTCGGTTCGTACCGACGCGGGGCGCGCAGTACAAAGTCAGGAAGGGGAACGGCATGAAGACCGGTCCGGATATCGATCTGGAATACGTCGATTCGCGCAGCATCCGCGCCTACCACGGCAAGGAAAAGAAGCGCATCGGCGCCGGAGAGATCGGGAACGAGTACAACGCGCGGCGTTATGGCATCTACGCCACGCGGAAGGATCGCACGGAGGTCTACTGCGTTTACGAGGGTCAGCGGAACGGCTCGGCAATCACGGGTCTCCCGCTCGGCGGTCCGAACCGCGAATCGTGGGACCCCACTGCCGTGTGGCACAAGGCGTCGGCATTCCACATGCTGACGCTGGACGGAGAAGACGAGTAACACAAGCCCGCATCCTGATCGATATCGGATCCCTGCTTCAAACGGGGATGCGGGCGCGCTCCATTGTCAGGATGGAAGGAACAAGGATGGCTCTCGTCCAGATAGACGAGGATGAATTGGCGCTATTGCGAGAACGCGCGGAAGACTGCGCAGACCTCAACCGCCAGCTTGGGGAACTCAACAGGCACATGTCCAAGAACCCCATTCCGTATTCGTACCTCGTGGGGGCGTACGAGTTCTACCGCGACAAGTGCAGCGGAATGACGGACTGTTGTGAGCCTCGGCTGGTGGGTGTCAAGTGGGGTGATTCGCATATCACTGAGGACATGTGGGCCGTGACGTTCCGGTACAACACGCACAATAGTCACGCCGTCGTCGGAGTCACGGCAGACGGCAGGTTCAAGATCTACGCGGATTAGATTCCGGGCCCGGCTCAGCGATTACCTATCAAGAGCCGGGTGCGCACGATGCAATACCCAATCTCTAGTCAGGAGAGAGATGGACAAGGAACTGTCCGAAATCCTCGCCGCCTCAGAAGCGGAGAGGGAGCGGGAATCCCGCGCGTCGGAAGAGCGCAGGGCACTCGTCAAGTGGGCCCGGGTGAACGATTACCGGATCGTCCTCCGGCGAGAGATGACGCCCGGGAACACGCCGGACGCTCAGGGCAATGTGACCGGGATCCACTTCGGGGACAGCGTCATTCTCATCCCGCGCGACGGCTACGCGATTGCGGTGGCCTGGCGCTTCGACGGCGTGGACATGTACGCGTACGTCCAGGAACTCACGTGCTTGAACGCGGCCGATCCGCTGGAGTTCACGATCACGCCTCCGCCGGATCGGGCATGCAATGCGGGTGGTGGCGGGAACGCGTGCTACTACCGGCGGACGTGCGAGGGTGCGAAGCGGATCAGGACGCTGGTCGGAGAGTGCCAACAGCACATGCGCGACCGGCCCGAAGGCGTCAAGAACCACTAGCCCGGCAAGCGCTAGGTGTCTGAATGCGAGACACGGAATCGAATCCGCCTAGCGCACGCAGTAATGCAACACGCAATATCCGATGTCAGGTCTACGAGAGGGAATGAAATGAGCAACAGCGCCGACACGGTGATGATCGAGATCCTCCTCCCGGAGTGCACCAGCAAGCCGAAGGTGTCGGAGTACTTCGACGGCCTCTACCACGCGGCCCCGATCTACACCCCGACCGGCGAGGCGACGTCCACCGGAGAGCTGCGGGAGATGGGCTTCGGCGCCCTCGACGTCTCCTACGGCACGCGCGGAGGCCGGATGGTCATCGCGATCTAGGATCGAGTAGCCCCAGTGTCGAAAGCGGACGCGGAGTCGAATCCGGCTGGGGCACACATGATGAGCCCAATACACGCGAACATGACGTGCGAATGGGGAAGCGGGCGGCGACGCAACTCGCCGCGCCAAAACGCAACAATGTCAGGTCGATGAAAGGATATGGCAATGGCCATCTACAACCCGTTCTTGTGCCCCGTCTGCGGCAAGCTGGCGGTCAGGGACAGCAACAGGGTCGCTACGACTCAGTCTCGCGCTGGCGGTGGACGCGGTGAGAAGCCGCTCGACTACAGCCAGCCCACGCAAGAGGTCGTGTGCGAGAACTGCGGTGCCGTCGTAGTCCGCACGTTCCAGACCCCGGGAAGCGGATACGGGCCGTGGGTCGTGCCGGGCAAGGAAGAGGAGTCGATCCACTACCGGATCTGGCTGGCTCTCCGGCGCATCGGCGCTACGGTCGTCTTCACCCCCGAGTACTACGAGGCGCGGACGGCCCTGCTCGCACTCGACCCGTCGTTCGCGGACAAGTACACCGCCGACACGCGGGAGGAGAACGCGGCGAGGGTCGAGCGCTTCAAGAACTCCCCGGCGGGACGATCCATCTTCCGCAAGCGGGAGTAGCAAAACAAGACGCATACCGGGGGACGCGCCCGTTTATATAGTGGTCAGCGCTAGCGGTTTTGGGTACAACGCGGGTTCGACTCCCGCCTAGCGCGCGCAGTAATTGAAGGGAGGAAAGTGGAAGCGAAAGACATAGTCATCCCCACGCCGAATGACGGTGTCTCCGGGATGCTCATCCACGGTGTCTATTGCCGCGTGTGGGTGCGCAATAACGTGGACTGGACGCCGGAGGTCCCTAGCAATCACATGGTTGCCGTCGTGGTCGCTGGCGCCTATGGGCCGACGATCGGAATGGCGATGCGGACGGAAAACGCGTGGCACGGGAAGTGGGGATTCGTCGCCAAGTACCGTGACACCGTGTCTAAAGTGCCGTTCCCCGATCCGTTCGACGCCGTGAAGTGGATTCTCGACCAGCGCAAGGCGGATCCCGAGCGCACTGACAACGGCCTGCGGGACACGAACAACGGACGGGACTGGTAGGCATGAGCGGTAATCCGCTGACCGATGAGCACGACGACTACGACGAGCCTTCGGAGGATGGGGTGGACGCCAATACGGCCGATCACCTGACCGATGAAGTGCAAGCCGTGTACTTCATGAAGGATCAGAAGGCCGTCGCGTGGCTGTCGCGGTGGGAGGACAACCCCGCGATGTGGTCGCTGTACGTCGAGGACTCCATGCGGCAGCTCCAACATCAGGGCTCATACGAGGGATGCATCATCGCCCTCGTCTCGATGTGGCCCGTTCGGATCGTGAAGCTCAGCATCGTCTACAGCCTCAACCGGGACTAGATTCCCGGGCCCCGATCGTGAAAGACGTAGGCGTACGGTGCGAGCCACATCGGGGCGCGCAATACAAGTCAGGAAGGGGACAGTAATGGGCAAAGCATGGGATGTGGTGGCCTACACGTACGCCGCTGACGTCCACTGCCCGGAAGCCATGGTTGAGAGGTTCGGAGAGATGTGCTCCGGCTTCACGCCATGCCCCGGTCACAGGGTTCGGAACAACGGCGGAACGCACTACATCGCGAACTGCCTGGACGTCCACGCATACGACTCCTCGGTCTACCCCAAGCCGATCTTCGAATCGGACGTCGAAGAGCCGATGACGTGCGGAACTCATCAGGACTGGTTCGGTCCGATCGACCGGGCCGACTTCTATCGCTGCGAGCACTGCCGAGCGCTATCGCCGAAGGGTGACAAGTGCATGGAGTGCGGAGCGGATGAGACGGAGCAAGCATGACCAAGATCAAGTTCTCGTTCCGCAACAAGAAAGCGGAAGAGGAGAGCGAATACCAGATCTTCGCCGACGACATGTTCATCGGCTGGGTCTATCCGAAGTACGGCCCGATGCAGGTGAGCGTCGGGACCTACTATCCATTCGTGAAGCCGCGCATCGGGTGGATCGCTACGGCGTGGCACCATTGCCCGCCCGGCGAGGACGACCACATCCACGTGCACGGCCGGACGCGAATGGAGGTGGCCGAGCGGCTGAGGGAGCTCCGCGAAGAGTACGGGTGGAACGCCTGCCCGGTCGGAAAGCGGAGTCTCAACCCCGGGGAGCTAGTCCCGCCGCACACCTGCAAGCGGGTTCCGGGCAAGACCCTGAGCGTCGACCTGCTGAAGAAGAACAAGCCCTAGACCGCAGCGAAAGCGGGCGGTCCCCGTCGTGGTTCGACTCCGCGATAGGGCACGCAAGAAATCGGAACGGCAGAAAGGCACCATGAAGAATCAGGAATGGGTGGTGTGGGGGTTCCTGCCCGCCGCTTGCAAGCCGGGATACCTAGTCAACAAGCTCGCGCAGGGAACCATCACCGCGTGCAAGTCCGAGCTGTCGATGCGAGAGCGCGACAAGCTTTCCATCGCCAACCCCGCATCGCACTGGGTCACGTGGATGTGCCCGGCTGGCGAAGGCAACACATACCCGAAAGCGGATCTTCCGCTGGAGTTCATCGGGTGGCTGTGTGAGAACGGCTACTACAACGAGAAGCAGGGGGCGTGATGTCCAAGACATTCCAGGCGCGTTTCTTCTGGCAGAGGGCGGATAACCTCCGCCTGCTCCCGGGGTTCGCGGAGAAGTTCTGCGAGGCGATCGAAGACCTCGCGCTGCTCGGCTACTGCGAGGATGAGATGGCGATGGAGATCACGCGTCTACATTACGCCAGCATCAAGCCGAACAACTTCGTGCGGCACGGTGTGATCGAGGATTCGAAGCCGGTTGCGGAGGCGCTGGCGAACCTGCTCATCCGTATCGAGGTGGAAGAGGCGCTGGTGGCCCAGTCCGCCACGCGCTACAGGCTGACGTTCGAGAACGGCATCTACAGCGAGTGGGACGAGCTGCCGACCGGCGAGATCATCGGCGTGGTGCATGACTGGTCGTTCCTCGACCCGGCCCACACCATGCCGGAAGAGGTCGGCACGCAGTATCACCGCACTCGCGAGGCGATGCTGAAGAGCTGGAAGTCGACGGCCGGAGCGCTGAAGTACACGATCGACGTCGCACCGAAGCCCCAAGCCTAGGGGGAGAAATCCCGGGCTCTCTGTCGGAGTGCGATTCTCCGATGGGGCGCGCAAGTATCCGCACGACCGAAGGAGACACATGCACTTCCACGCCGCGATCTGTCTCAAGGGCGACAGCGCATTGTTCGCCGTCCAGCAGCTCAAGACCAACGACGAGGAGACGGCGGCCCTCTGGCTGAGCGCTCAGCTCACCCTCATGCAGCCGAAGCAGGAGCACTACCAGGACTACGACGCGAGCTACCTCAACATGAAGGACCTGTTGGAGGCCCGGCGGTTCGCATGCGCATCGCAGGAGGACGGCTCCGCGCTGTGGGAAGGCGAGGTCGGGGCGATCCGGCTGAGCCTGCGCGCTTTCCGGGGATTCGCCGACTACTGCGTGTACCCCGGCGGCGAACGGTGCGACGGACAGCACGACTGAGAGCGGCTGGCAACGTAACTCCGCCGCCGAATAACTGAATACATGGGCCCGCGTATGTATCCGGGATCAGCACCGGCGCGGGCGCGCAAGTATCCGCACAACGTCAGGAGAACGCAATGAGCGACCCCATCGAGTCCGAAGAGATCGAGCGCGACGGGAAGCGATACCTTGTCGAGCTGTTCCCGGACGAGATCACGGGTCACCCCCGCGACGAGGGCGACTGCTACGACGAGGAGGACTTCAAGCACTGGGAAAACAAGGACTGGGGATGGGTCGTGCTGAACGTGACACCCATCATCGACGGCGAGCCCGACCACGGATCCACGGCCGAACTCGGCAGCATCGAATACGGCTGGAATCCGGGATGGATCAATCCCGAGCACAACCCCACCGGTCACGTCGATCTCGCCCGCATCATCGCCGACCAGATCGACCACGGCAAGCTCCACGAAGTGGCGGACGAGAACCGGCGGCAAAACGCCAAGCAGAAGACGGCCAACGCCATCGCGCACCTCGAAGGACTCGGATACACGGTCACGAAGAACAACTGACAGCCCTACGCCTAATCGGCTGGCGCACCGGCGGGGTTCGACTCCCCGCTAGGGCACGCAATACAGACGCAAGAAATCGGAACTATGAAAGGTAAAACGATGGCCAAGGTCGTCATCATTGGTCCGAACCTGCCCACGCAGGACGGTGTCCACCACGTTCACGCGGAGGGCTGTGAGGACATCGTCCGGTCGCCGATCTACAAGTCGCGTGAGTACAACGACGACAAGAAGCGCGTTTACGAGGTGGGTTCCCTCAAGGAGCTCACGCACGAAGTCTACGCGCCGAACGAGTTCGACTACGACGGTGAGACGGAGTGGCGAGATTTCGAGATGGACATCAAGGTCTTCCCCTGCGTCCGTGATCTGCCGGACGAGTAAGACCGAGTGAATGACCGTAGCCGGAGGCGTCTCGCTACGCGTTCGGCCATGGATATTCAGTCGAGAGAAAGGGAAAAGATGGACGGCTCACTGATATGCCTCAATCGCCGGTGGTACGTCAAGGCGATGAAGGTCGCCGACTTCCCGGCGGACAAGGAAACGCAGTACCGCGCGGACATCGCGCGACTGGAAGACGAGATGCGCGTCTACTGGTCGTGGAGAATCGCTCCGGCTGTGCAGGGTGACCGGTTCCGGGGTGCGATTCACATGTGCCACGACTGCCGGGACATCACCGGCTCCCTGTGGTCCGAGGAGGACGAGAAGGAGTACAGGAAGGCGCGCGACAAGAGCGACGCCGCATGGGCGCCGGGCCTGTACTACGAGCGCGTCATGAAGATGGGCGGGAAGTGGGGTGACGATGACGGGATCGAGCACAACCCGCGAGTCGCGAGGGCCTATCGCCTGGCCGACGAGGTCGCCGAGTACGAAGAGAAGCATGGATTCATCGAGCACTGACACAGATCCGGAGAAGCACCATGAGCGCCGACCACTTCAACGACCAACTGACCGCGCACACGGAGGTCACGAACGCGGACTTCCACGCCTGGTGCGCGGCACAGCCCAAGGACACGCACAACCACGCCGGTTCGGGTGACGTCCGGCGAAAGGAGGGAAACGCCTTCCTCCTGGGAGCCGCGCTTTCACAGATCCTTCCGGAATGGCTGAGCGTTGACAGGCTGATCGCCGCTCTGGAAGAGCATCAGGAGGCTTTCGACGCCGGGTACATCTGCGACGCGCAGAAGAAGCGCCCGGGAAAGCCTGTCCTCGGCCTGGTCCATCACGAACGCTGATACAGATCCGGAGGCGGCGGGTGTTTATGATGCCCGTCGCTTTCGCTGTCCGCATCATCTAAGGAGGAAAAGATGGGGCACTGGCACATCAAGCAGGGTCTTGAGGGATACGGCCCGGAGCCGGACGACGACGGGTTCCCGACCGCGACGGATGTCGTCGACCTCTGCGATCAGATCGTCAACGAACTCGGCTTCGCGGTGGAGTTCCTCGGCCAGGGGATCTCCAACTGGCGCGAGCAGGCCAAGGGGCACCGCTCGTCCGGGAACACGGAGGCGGAGCTCGGCGCCTACCGGGAGATGATCGACGACACGGAGCGGGCGGAGGGGCTGGAAGCTCTCGCCAACAAGTACGACCCCAAGCGGCGGGAGGCTCCGCTCTACAAGGACGACCTGCCGAAGTGGGAAGCGGAGATGATGTCCAACATCCAGCAGGACTTCTCCGGCCTCGGCGTCTTCGTCGCGCAGCACTCCAAGCTCTACGTTTGGGAGTGCGACGAGGCCGACTGCACGAAGGACGACGACGAGGAGTAGATACATGCAATTCGACGACCTGATCATCGTGGCCTGGTGCGAGGAGAAGCGCTCCTATCGGGTCAGCGCCCGCGCGAGTCATGACGACGACTGGTCCTTGTTCGAGGGCGACGAGAACGAGCTCGACGAGCTCTTGAGCCTCGCCCGCGACGTCATGACCGGCGGCTGAGACATCCGCCGAGTAATCGGCAGCCCCAGAGCTGCGCGGCAGCGACGAAACATCCGGCGTCGAAACCGGCTGGGGCACGCAGTATTGGCAGCAAGGAAAGAAGGAAAATGAACATCAATCACATCAGCAAGCCGACGCCGGAGCAGGTCAAGGAACTCTGGGCCAAGATCAGTCCGCCCGCGCCGGAATACGAGGGGTTCGGTCTGTACGTCACCGTCTTCATCCCGTCGAACCGGACACTCATCGACGAGGCGGTTGACTGGCACCAGATCTACGCCTTCGACCACGTCAAGCCTGGGTGGTACAGGTACGACGGCTGGGTGATCGGGATGGGTTCGCGCTTCGGAATGCGCGACGTGGAGTCCGCCGAGTTCGTGGAGGACGTGCACCTGTCGTGGGTGTACGACGTCTCCCTGATGCCCCGCGAGAAAGCCAAGGCGTAGCAAGAGGTCGCCCCTCTCGGTAGCGGATCGGATGCGGGTTCGACTCCCGCGAGGGGCGCGCAGTATCGGAATGGAGAAGGGTAAATAATGCAAATCCCCAGCCACATCAAGAGCCTGTTCCTCTGTGACATGGCGCCGGAACACAACATCGCCGGATACATGGAGCGCGCCGAGGAGGAACCGGCCATCTGGCGAGTCTACAAGGGGGCGCCGACCGGGAGGCACCTCGTCCCCAACGAGGGGGGCAGCTACCACTACGACACGAACGGCGCGCTGGAGACGCTATTGTCGCTGGCGCGGAATGACGCAGAGGTCGCGCTGATCGGCGATAACGCAATCCAGAAGTAAGCGGTTAGCCCCTGAGGAATTGGGTTCAACGCTGGTTCGACTCCAGCAAGGGGCGCGCAAGCGCGCAAAACCAAAACCGCCCCCGATTTTTCGAAATTTTTCGGGGCAAGCGAAAGGAACAATATGAGCGACGGCAACGAGTCCGAGGCCACCATGATCGACCTGACCCCGGCATCCGTACAGTGCAGTTTCTGGCCGATCGCGAAGACCAGCCGCGAGTACAACGGATACAAGGAAGTGTGGCGCATCGTCCTGCCGAACGGGCGCGGGATCGGCTACATCAAGTTCTCCGACTGGGACGACAAGTGGCACATCTTCCCGGACGGCGCGGAGAAGTACCCGATGACGCCGGATCTGAAGGACGACGCCGCATGGCTTCTCGTGCAGTTCCGCGACAAGATCACGAAGAAGGGCTAACATCCCAACCCAGCCCCCGCGCGAAGAGCGTACGGCGTCAAAACCGGCGGGGGCGCGCAATGTCAACTGAATAGAGAGAAGGGAATGTAAGAGTGGATGCGATCCTCCCTCCCAACATGCCGACTGATGAGGCGTGGGAGGTGGAAGTCACGTACCAAGGCCGCAAGTTCGCAGTCGCTCACTACGAGAGCCCGGCCGGGTGGCGGTTCGTCACCCCGCACGTCTTCGACACCAATAACCCGGACGCCTGGTGCTACAGCACGGGTCCGAACAGCACCACCGACCCCGAGACGGCGATCCGCGAGCACCCCGTCAACTGTGGCGACAACCGTGCGATGCAGGCGAGGGATGCCCTCTCGCCGTGGCACTCGTGCAAGAGCGACCTGTGTTGCGAGTGGCGCGGGAAAAGCGCGTGGACCGTCCGGCAGACGACGACGCGGCTCGAACGCTACGCGCAGTCCAACTACGAAGAGCCGAAGCGCAGCGCCCGCGCGGCCAGGCCGTCCGGCGACAACTGGCACCGCTCCACCCCAGAGATGCGTCAGCGGGCCGTCGAAATGATCGAAGCGGGCGCCACACAGGCGGAAGTCGGCCGACAGCTCGGTTTCAGCCGGGCGGCTGTCAGCTTGTGGGTGGCCCGGCGCAAGGGGATCGACAACTGAATACATGGGCGCTGTCTCGCTAGCGCGAGAGGAGCGGATGCCAGCCCGCCAGCGCACGCAATATTTGTCTAATGAAAGGCTCGACAATGTTCATCGACTTCGAAGAGTACGGCATCTCCGCTAAGTGGGAAGGGGGCGAGTACATCGACCTCATCGCAGGGGGCCAGCCTTTCCACACGCTGAATGTCTGGGACGCCAGCAGGCAGACCGCGACGATCCCCTTCACGGAGGAAGCCCTCCGCGCGAAAGTCGAAGAGTGGGTCAAGGAAGACGGGGCCGACTACGGCATCCGCTAGAACGACCAGCGCCGCCGCGAGGGCGGAACATTCCGGACCGGCACCGGAGCGGCGCACGCAGTCAAACAGAAGGAGAAGAAATGAAGATCGAGATCGGTACCGCGAACCGCACCGAAGGGCCGTGGAAGATCGACCAGGACAACCAGCCGCCGACCGATGAGCAGATCATCGCCTGGGCCAAGGCCGGGGAGCTGACCTACCGGTATCCGGAGGTCCAGTACGAAGGCGACCGGGTCTCCAACCCCGACGAGATCAAGCAGGTGCACGGCTACGGGCCCTCCGGCGAGCACATCAGCCACACGCGGATCGAGGACATGTTGGAGGCTGGGATTCTGTCGATGGTCGCCCGCGACCTGACATCCGGCATGCTCTACTTCAGCGGCGACGACGACAACACGGAAGAGGAGTAATACAAAGATGACGACCAAGGCTGAGATCGGCGGCGCGCTCACGGCTCTCACGGAGGCGGCGAAGCGGACCGGGCGCCGAACACCGACAAGTACATCGTCATGGAGGGTGACGAGAACGCGGGCGAGACGTGGCGGCTGATGATGAAGACGGAGGCGGGCGGCCTACAGGAGACCCCGTTCCGTTCGGAGCTGGGCTACAACGCGGAGCTGGCCTACCAGACCCTCACCACCATCACCCGCACCATCAGCGACGTCCTGCGCGTCCAGCAGTACGCGGAGTAGCACAACAAGCGCCTTCGAGAAACACGGGATGCAGCGGGTTCGAATCCTGCCAGGCGCACGCATGGATGCGAAAGGAGAAGAGTTGGAAGAGGAATTCGAAGGCTTCGACGACGAGGACGGAGACGAGGAGGAGAGGCGGCCACAGCGAGACGCCACATTCACCGCCGATGGAAAGCTTCGCATCGTCGACGGGAAGTGCGGCGACTGCATTTTCAATCCGGCCGGTAAGAACTTCGACCTTGCACCGGGCCGTCTCAAAGAAATCGCCGATTATCGTACGAGGAGCGAGCACATCGCCTGTCACAACACGTATGCGCCTCTGGCTCCGAAGGGAGCCGAACCAGCGATGTGCGGCGGCTTTTACAAAGCCTACGGCGACGATCTCCCGATGATAGGGATGGCCCGCGCAATGGGCTGGCTGGAGTTCGTCGAGCCGCTGCCCGCTTACCACGAAAGGAACCCCAATGGCTGACGCCATTCCGCCGTATGACGCCCTCGCGTGGCCCGACACGGAGGAGGGATGGGGAGCACACCTGAGATACCTCGGGAAGCACGCCGATCCAGACGAGGACTACCGCATGGAGTTCGGGCCGTTCCTTGTCGAGCTGGGGGCGGCAACATACTCCGTCATGATCCCGCTCGGCTTGAAGGAGATGCGGCAGTTCGAAGGCGAGGCGGGGAAGGCGCTCACGAACCTCGTCCACACGCTCACCCAGCACGGAAGAGAAATCGAACGAGCGAAGCGCAACCCCTGACAAGGCCGCCCGTGGAAAGTCCGAGGCGAACCGGGTTCGATTCCCGGCACGGGCACGTATTCATAAACCGCAAGACATCACGCATCTCACGCGAGGAGCCGGAATGGGCGACAAGGATCTCAAGAAATACCTTCAGGCCGTCGAAGACATCATCGACAAGTTCGGCTACGTCCGCGAAGTCGGAATCGAGGTGGACGACAACTACGCCCTGGCCCTCGTCGAGCTGATCGAGCAGATCCAGGAGCTCGACGGCGACTACATCAGCAGGACGGTACACGCAACGGTCATCACCGAAGACAACGGAGATGGCCCCGAAGAGTTCATCGAAGTCCGGCTGCTCATGGGGGACGACATCCTCGTCGTCAGCTCCGACCAGCTCAGCCCCGACGACTACGCCGAGGATTCGTTCCCTGTCGTCGTCTGCAACCTCATCACCGACGTCAACGACAGAGCCGCGACCATCGCCGACAAGTTCTACGAGATGTTCACGAGAAAGGAGGAAGACGTATGACAGCGCAGTGGACCGACCACGAACCCCACGAACGAGTGACTTACCGCCGACGCAACACGCGGCCGGTCGACGCCGTCTCGAAGATGGCGAGGAGTCTCCATGAACTGTCCAGCGCGAAGCTCGACCCATCGGACGCCGCGAAACTGCTGGCCGTCGTCGTGGGGCTCGGCAACGACCTGCCCGCGATAGAGAAGGAACTCCGCCAGCAAATGCGGGAGAGCGACGGCGAAGAAACTTTGGGCGGCTCCGGCGGCTCATACGACACTCAGGAAGAGGATTCATGAGCGACAGCAAGCTCTACACGACCGGTACGCCGCAGGAGCTCTACACCAAAGGCATGCCGGTCTGGCGCGTCATCAACAGCATCCCCTTGCCGAACAGCTACTCGCCGGGCTCGGTCATCAAGAACCCGGACGATACCTTCACCGCGCGTCGGTGAGTCGTCGAC